TCACAGCATGGCGACCTTGTTCGGTTCGGCCGTCTCGGTCCAGCGTGCTTTGATGTACTTTTCCGTCGTCGCCTTGTCGGCGTGACCGCAGAGCATCTGGATCTGCTCGATCGGCACGCCCGACCGCCACATGTCCGTGGCCCCTTTGCCTTTCAGGTCCCGGAATCCGAAGCTCGGCACGGCGGGCAAGCCCTCAGCCTTGCGCGCCGCGTTGACCCGCGCGATCTGGGCCGTCAGCATCGAAGTGATCCCTGAGTACGTGTATTTCTCGCCGCGGCGGTTGTGCACGATCGGCTGGTGCAGGACGGGCACCGGGCCAATGGCGGCATCGATCTGCGCCGCCAGCGCCGGCGTGAGGCCGATCATCAGCATGACGCCCGTCTTGTTCTGCCGGTGGCGGATCACTCGCTGGCCACGCTCGTCACGCGCCAAGTTTGCCGGCGTCCAGCCGATGATGTCGCTCTCGGGCCGCTGCAGCGTTCGGTAGGTCAGATCCATGAGCAGCCGGACCTGGGCGCCCGAGGCCTCGTGGATGATGCGGTACTCCTCGTGGGTCACGTAGCGCTCGCGCTTCTTCTCGGCGTTGTTCTTCGTGCCCGATTTCTGCATGCAGGGGTTGACCAGCAGGCCGGTGTGCTGGGTACGCAGAACCCAGCTCAGGCACGCCGACAGGCAGGCCTTCTCCCGGTTCCCACGCACGGCCCGACCTGCCTGGGCGGCCAGGTCAAGGTAGGCCTGCACGTGCCGGGGAGTGATCGACTCGGGGAACATTTTTCCGAAAAAGATCTTCAGTGGGACCGTGTTCTCTGTGTAGTCCGCCAGCGTCCGGGGCGCAAGGTCATCGGCTTGGACCCGCGCCGCGCAGTCGACGAGGAACATGTCCAACCAGTACCCGGTGGTGCCGAAGACGCCGTCGGAGTCGTTGTGCAGCGCCGCACGCTCCTTGGCCAGCCGGACGTCCGTGCCCACCCGCTCCCACCGGCCATCGCGGTGGCGGTAGTAGAAGGCGCCGTGGCGGAATGCCAGGCGCGTGCCGGCAAGACCCAACGGGTCGCCGTCTTTACGACTTCTTCCCATGATTCCTCGATTTCAGGTGGTCCATCATCCCCACCACGTTGGGCGCGGCGTGGAGGTCATTCTGCGCTGATGGGTAGCGGGCAGCGCCCAGGACGCGCTCGAACTCGCTGCGCGCGATCAGCGGCCGGCCGTTGGGCTTCTTGTGGACGGTGAGGTGCAACTGCTCGGCCAGATACCGCCGTTGCGCGGAGGGATTCGTCAGCCCGTCGCAGATGCCGGCGATCTCGACGTCGGTCAGGAAGGGGAGGGCGCTCATGGAGGGTCCTTTCGTGCGATCAGGCTGGACCGCGCTGTGCGCTCGGCGACTTCAGCATTCAACGCGTCAATGAGGGCCACCACGTCATCGGCCAGCCGCCGATGCGAGTCGCAGAGCCCGGCGTAATGGCCCCAGTCGCTCTCAATCCATGACTGCCGCACCAGAACCCGGTGCGTCGCTCGAGAGTGAGGCTCGTGAGGGCAGAGGCGACAGCGGTTGTTCAGGGTCGCGCCTTCTGGGCGTACATCGACCTGAGGCCACTGAGCGTTTTCTGCGTCGGCCTGCTCCTGGGTGATAGGCAAGAGCGCGGCCTCCAAGGCTTCGAGGCTGGTGAAACCCTGGTTGGGCAGTGCAGTGTGTCGCCAAGTGCGGACCTCTTCCGCACCCCGGCTCGCGCGTCGTGCCTCAAGATGCACGCCGGCCCCAGCCGTGTCACTGTAGTGGTAGACGTACATGCCGTTGACGCCGGAGCCATGGCGGACGTTCCGGAAGAGAAGGTTGTCAGGGAGCTTCATGGTGCGATCTCCTCTTGATTCGGGTCAGCGCGGGGCTCATGCTGCGCCTTCCTGGCCCTGGGCGGCCATGGCTGCGGCCTCGTAACGATTCATCATCGTTGCGAATTCATCGTCCGACTTTTCATTGCGGCCCATACTTTTGTCGATCCATGGCTCCGCAGGATTGGACGGATCGCTTCTGGTTGGCCCGCCCCTGCAATAGCAGTAGTACCGCGTGCCGTGCACCACCCAACAGTTTTCGCATGCCACGGCAAACATCACTTACCACCTTTCTGGCTCTTGTTTGTCGACTGGTCACACATAGTCGCTTCGGTCGTCTCGTGGCACTGAGGGCACAGCAGAGTGGTGCTGTCGTGCTTCGGGTGCACGGCGTCCTCTACAAGACCGACCCATCCGCAGGCTACGTTGTTGCACTCGCGGCCCTGCATATCACCCGCATCCGGTGCTGCTCCGGTAGCCGGTGATGGCGCTTCCCCACCGGGGGCGGCGCCGCTACCACCGCACACCCGGCAAGGCCCGTCGTGGGTGTCGCCATCGGGGCCGCGAGACTGGTCGAAGTAGCCTTCCGGGTCTTCGCCAGAGCCGCTGCAGCGTGCGCAGTCCGGCGCCGCTTGCTTGCTGGTGGGGGCCGTGGCGGCGAGCGACTGCAGGAACGACAGCAGTTTCGACTTCGGCATGGAACCCGTCTCCACGCTTGGCCCGAAGAACACGCCGCCATGGGCAACCCACAACGCCGCCAGTTGCCCCCTGGTCGGCTGCGCGCTCATTGGTGCAGCGGCGTAGGCGAACTCCAGCGTGGCGCTGGGCGCGTTCACCCGGAAGTCTTCGACCTGCTCCGCTGTCGGGGCGCCGTCAATCCAGCCGCCAAGGTTCTGCGTCTTCACGCGCCAAGCCACGACCTCGTTTAGTGCCTCTGGGGTCAATGTCATGTCAGACCTCCATCGCCGGGCTGCTCTGCCTGGGAGGCGGCTGGTGACGTGCGGCCAATGCTGTCGGCCAGATGCTCGAAGCATCGCTTGAGCCCCTGCCAGTCGTCGCAAAGCGCCAGCGGACCGGCCTCGCAATCAAAGCGGTAGACGCTCTCCAATCGGTCGATGTGCGTGCGCCCGTTGACGATCTCGCCCGCTGGGTAATCGTAGGCCGCCATGGATGGTGCTGCTGCACTGAGGGCGTGCAGGCGGCGCAGTTCGACGGCAGCAGCCCGCGTGTCGGCGTAGTCCATTGCGTCCATCAACGCTGCCAAACGCAGCGCCTCCGGCACGGCGGCGGGTGGCTGGGTGGGGGTGGGGGTGAGATGTGAGCGATTGGCTGCGCGCAGTCGCCATCCGTGCCACAACAACTCAGCGGTCATGTCCTCGTATCCGTCACCGTCGCGCACAAAGCTCACGTTTGACGTGTAGCCTTTGGCGCAAGCCTCGAACAAAGAATGCTCGTCATGCGGCATCCGCTGTGCGGTCGCACGACGGGCCAGGAGCCACACGCATTCCACTTTCGCCAACCCCGCGCTGGATGGGTGTGGATCGTGGATCAAATTGCCGTCATTCATCACGACCATATGCGAGGTTCCGCGCGCGGTTGTCCCAGAAGCTAGATAGTCCGCTTCAAACTCATAGTTGCCCGGCAACATCACTGCAGAGTACCCTTGTTCATAGGCGAACGTCGAAAAATCGTCCCACCCACTTTCATGAACGAAATGCGGAACTTTCTCTAGCGGCAGCCCCAGCATGTAACCCACACAGCACTGCATGCAGTTCGTTGATCCAAGGGCCTGCTTGTAAGGCGCAATTTCAGTAGTCTTCACCACTGGCACCGACTGGTTAGAGGATGCGGGATTAGAAGTCATGGTCGATCCTTCAGAAAGGCACGTCGTCACTGGGATAGCGATACCGGAGCGGCACAGTCAGCGGGTCACGTTGCTGGCCAATTGGCTCCATCAGGTCCAACCACCGCTGCACGAGCGGCGGCGGGCTGCAGTGGATGCCGTAGATTTGCGGCAGGAGTCGGGCAAGGTGGGAGCCGCGCTTGTACTTCTCCCGGTTCCAGCGAAAGCGGTCACCCATCATTCCGCCCCTTGCTTGCATTGAGGGTGGGAGGTGCGGGCAGCGGGCGCCAGTGAGTGGGCTGAATTGGCTCGGGGTCGATGTCTGCCACCGTCTGGTCAGCCCACACCCACAGGGCCCAGTGTCCAACTCCGGGCATAGCGCCCTCCGTCCAATGCATGACACCCTGTTCGCCGTTGAACACCCAGAGTTCCACGCCGTCCTTTGGCGCCGTCTCAATCGGCATCCACCCATCAGCCAGCGCTGCAGCGTCGGCCGGTTGCACCAACCCGGAAACCATGTTGTCGATCTGCGAAATGATCCCTGCCGTGGTGTCGCACACGCCCCAGACAACTTCGCCGCTTGCGTACTCTTGCCCGTGGGCGAAGTGCTTCTTGAACAGCGCAGTCGCCAACGTGCGGGCCTCGCGGTAGGCGGCATCACCCTCATCAGCCAGCGCTGCGTTGGGCTGGGGTGCGGCGAGGGCCGCGTGCTGCTCGCGAATCAGGGCTGCCGCCTCCAGCAGTGTTGCCTGGTTGCCGCAGAACTCGGGCCGCATGCGCTCCAGTGCTTCGGCAAGGCGCAGCGGGTCTTGGGATGGGGTGGTGTCAGCCATGCGGCCTCCAGAGGGTTTGTGCCCCGGGTGGGGCGGGGATCAGGCGGCGGCCATCCAGGCCGTCTCGTGGGAGAAGTTCGATCGCACTAGCGCCTCCGACATCGGCGGGCTGACGCTGTTGCCGCACATCCGCACTTGGGCGGTCGTGCTCAGCGGGATGCGCGGCACGGCCAGCGGTGAGTCCGTGGCCTGCTTGCCGTCGGCGAAGAGCAGGGCGGGGTCGGGGATCTCCTGGAACTGGTAGCCGGCCGGGAAGCCCTGCGCCAGGTACAGCTCGCGCGGCTTCAGCATGCGCAGCGTGATGTCCACCAGCACCCACCACTGGCCCGCGTGATGCATCAGCACCATGTCGGCCGGCTCGGGGAAGTCGGCGGGCAGGTGCTGGTGCAGCAGCTCGGCGCATTGGCGGGCGCGCTCGGCGTGTTCAGGCGCCAGCGCAGCGGCAGGCATCTGCACCGTTTCGACCAAGCCCATGCGCGCCTTGGTGGGGATGGTGTGCATCGGGGCGCTGCAGGCGCTGTCGGTGCCGCCCTCGGTGTAGTACTTCACCAAATAGGCGTGGATCAGCCGCTGGTTGCTGCCGGCGGCGGTGATCGTGGACATCGGTGCATCCGCCGCGCGGCCGTCGCCGTCGTAGAAGCCGCCGTTGGCCTGCTCCAGGCAGGCGGCCACCAGTGCGCTTGTGGCGCCGCTGGCCGTCACGGTGTTCAGCGGCATCTCGATGCTGCGGATTCCGTGGCTGAAGCGCTTGGTCCCGCACTTGCCCTCGCCGTGGCCCATGTCCACCAGGTGAGCCGCCACGACCGCCGACTTCACGCCGCCGGCCACCACCGTGCCAAGAGGCTGCTCGATGGACTGCGTGCGCGGATCCTGGCCCGGCCGTTCGCCGTAGCCCACCGTCACCAGGTGCGCGCCCACCAGGCCCTGCGTGATGCCGGTGCTGGGTCGCTTCGGCGCGCCGCCGGCAGTGATCGTCGGCAGCGGCGCATCCACGGCGCTCCCCACGCTGCCGGTGTTGAACTTGGTGATGTGCGCCGCCACCAGGGCGTGGTGCGTGCCGCCGGCGACCACTGTGGACAACGGCTGCTCCACGCTGTGCCCGATCAGATGCTGCTCGGACGTGCCGCGCAGCGGGGCCAGCGTGGGCGCCACCACGGAAAAGTGGCCGCCCTTCACCTGCGCGCACTGTGTCCGCATGGGCTCATCGGCGGGCATCGTGCGCTGGTTGCTGGCGTTGGCGTGCTCGGTCAGGTAGGGCGTCAGGATCGGCTGGCCGACCATGTGGTGGTTGCCCGTGGTGATGGTTGGCAGTGGCTGCGCTGCCGCAGCGCCGGGATGCCCGGTGGTGTTTGTCACGATGAACGGGCGGGCGCTGCTGAGCACATGGCGCATCAACCCCTTTGCCACGCGACGCATCGTGTTGTCCACCAGCGGGCGCTTGCGGACGAACACGCTCTCGGCCGGCAGGTCGAAGTCGATGCACTCGGCCGCCGTGCGGTAGGGCGCCAGCTTGCCCGCCAGCACGCGCCGGTCGGTGGGTTCCGCATGGGTCTGCTCAGGCCAGGCGATGGGCAGACCGTCACGGCGCGCGATCAGAAACAGGCGCTTGCGGATGGTGGGCGCCCCATGGTCGCAAGCGCGCAGCTCGCGCCAGTCCACGGTGTAGCCGTGGCCGCGCAGCTGGCGCACGAACGACTGGAACGTCTTGCCCTTGCGCGCGGGGTCAGGCCGGGCCAGGCCGTCGGCGCCCACCAGCAGCGGGCCCCAAGTCTGGAATTCCTCGACGTTCTCCAGCATCAGCACGCGCGGCTTGCAGAGCGCCACCCAGCGCATGCCCACCCAGGCGAGACCTCGGATGTGCTTCGCCACTGGCGTTCCGCCCTTGGCCTTGCTGAAGTGCTTGCAGTCGGGGGACAGCCACACCAGCGCCACCGGCTGATTACGGGTGACCTCGATGGGGTCCACGTCCCAGACGCTCTCGCACAGGTGCTGCGTGTGCGGGTGGTTCAGCGCGTGCATGGCCAGCGCCTCAGGGTCGTGGTTGATGGCGATGTCCACCGGGCGGCCGAAGGCGCGCTCCAGGCCGGTGCTGGTGCCGCCGCCGCCGGCGAAGTTGTCCACGATCAACTCGCCGGGGAATGCGAGGGGCAGGGTGAAGGCGTCACGCTTCATGCGAGCTCCAGAAATAGAAAAGCCCGCAAATGCGGGCTTAGGAGAGTGGCGAAATTGGGCCGCAGAGCGTTTTCGCGGATATGCGGGAAAGTGCGGCGCATGAATCACAAAGGCAGAAATTCGACTCTGTGGCAGCGTCTGTGGGGGACCTACCACCATCGGGACTATGCCCACGCCGTGAAGCTGTGGCGCGGGTTACCGCGAACAGCGGCCACCCGGCTGTGGCGAGCGCTTGCGTGGGCAGCTCATCACTGGCGCTCGCTGGTGGGCTCGGTTGTGGTCCGCCTTGCGGGTTGGCTGCTCGGCAGTGGGTGACATCGAGACAACGGACGCGGTGCCTGCCCTAGATCAAACCGCGATCTCTGGCTCCAGCGTGTCGAATAGCGACGGCATGCTGATCTCGCGCTCCATGGCCTGGCAGTAGGTCACGCCGTCGATGAAGTACTGGGGGCTGAGCTCGCAGCCGCGGCCGCGCCGCCCCAGCTTGAGCGCCCGGTAGGGCACCGTCATCAGTCCGCCGAAGGGGTCGTAGACCTCTTCGTCCGGATTGCTCCACTGCACGATGGCGCGATCGGCGATGTCGAACTGCATCGGGCAGAGGTGCATTTCCTTGCCCTTCGCCGACTGGGCGCCGTTGAGCGTCAGCATGCGGGTGATGTCGCTCCACACCTCGTCGCTCCACGACTGCGGCTGCAGCAGCATAAAGGCGCTCGGCAGCTTGCCGGCGTCTTCCAAGATCTGCGCCACCCGGACGTGGTGCTCGTAGTTGTAGACCGTCTCCAGGCTGTGCTTCTTGAACAGCTGGAAGATCTCGTCGTAGGGCAGGCTGGCCAAGTGCGCCGGGTCCAGTAGCCGATCGCCGCTCGAGCGCGCCAGCGCATGCGCGTCGGTCTGCCAGCGCGCCCGGGTGTAGCGGTCCTTCGTCTTCACCACCGGCAGGTCGGCGTAGGTCTTCTCGGTGCTGCTGGGCGGCTTGCGGAAGATCAGCAGGTACTCGGGCATGCCCACGCCCATCTTCGTGCCGTCCTTGCACTGCTCAGTCCAGCTCAGCCGGTAGGTCTGGGCGTTCTCTCGCACCACGTCGGTGACGATGGTCTTCATGCCCATGTAGCCGAAGCCGTGGCGCCGGAAGCACTCGATGGTGTCGAGGTGGAACGGGTACACGGTCTGGAAAGCGTGATCGCCCAGGCCGCTGGGCACGATCCGATCCTTCACATGGATGGCCGCGATGCGCCCGGGCTGCAGCACGCGCAGCAGCTGCGGCACCAGGAAGTCCATCTGCGCGAAGAAGTGCGCGTTGTTGTCGGTGTGGCCGAAGTCCGCGTAGTTAGGCGAGTATTCGTATTGCGTGCTGAAAGGGATGCTGGTCAGCACCAGCCCGACGCTGTTCTCCTCCATGGTCGCCGTCTCGCGCACGCAGTCGTTGTGCACGCACACGAAGCGCTCGCCGCGCACCTCGGTGCGGTCCACGCCGAGCTTGCGGGTCAGCGACTGCGCCATGCCGGCCTGCGACAGGCCGAACTCTCGGATGATGTCGGTCATCTTGGAAACCATTTCGTTGTGCTGGGCCCACTTGCGCTCCAGATCGCGGCGGATCTGGCGCTCGGCCTCGGTGTAGATCAGGTCGATGCGCACCGGCTTGGTCTGCAGGAAGCGCTGGATGCGGTGGATGGCCTGGATGAAGTCGTTGAACTTGAAGCCGATGCCGAGGAAGACGGCCCAGGCGCAGTGCCGCTGAAAGTTGCAGCCGCTGCCGGCGATCACGGGCTTGGCCGCCAGCTCCTGGAACGCGCCATTGCTGAATTCCACGATGGCCTGCTCGCGCTCGTCGAGGTCCTGGCTGCCGTATACGCTGACCGCGGTGGGCACCGCCCGCTCGATCGCGCGCCGCTCGTCCTCCAGGTCGTGCCAGAGGATGCGGTGGGCCGCCGGGTCTTCCGCGCGGATCTCCAGCATCTTGGCGATGCGGGCGTCCAGGCTGTCACGCTTCTCGCGCGAGGCCTCGATGATGCCGATCGCCTCTTGCTTGAACATCAAGCCCTGGCCCGCGTAGTTCTCGCCGGCGTTGGAGTGGTCCGCCGGGATCTCGTGCCAGCGCACGTCCAGCGGCGGCAAGGTGTAGCCCTCGTCGCTGAAGCCGAGATCGCTCGGCCGTTGGACGAACAGGCCCCACGACGAGCACCACAGCCAGAACTCGCGCTCCTTGTGCGGGTGGATCGTGAGCTGGTCGGCCTTCTCGCTGTTGCGCTTGAAGAACCGGGTCTTGGCCTGGCCCACGTCCATGATTCCCAGAAAAGCGGAGTAGGCCAGCAGCTCGATCATCTCGTTCGGGCTGGGCGTGGCCGTGGCCACGAACCGATAGCGCACGCCGCCGGTGCGCACGCGCGCGTCGATCGTCTTGCGGTCGCCGGCGAATACCGCCATGAACTCGCGGAAGGTCTTCGTGCCGCCGAACCCGCGCAGGCACGAGGCCTCGTCAAGGCTGGCCACTGCGAAGAGCGTGGGGTCGAGCTTGCCGTCTCGGATCGTCTCGTAGTTGGTCAGGTAGATGCCGGCAGGGTCCTCGCATTCCTCGATGCGCCGGATGAACTTGACTGTGATGCCCAGCATGGCCGCGTCGCGGATGAACTCCTGCCGCACGCCCAGGGGGATCACGATCAGGCCCATGCCGCCAGCCTTCGCCCGCGTGATGCGCACGATCTCCAGCTGCATGACGCTCTTGCCCAGGCCGAAGGCCGCGAAGAGCGCCCGCCGGCCGCCGCGCACCGCCCAGCAGACCATCGCCACCTGGTGCGGCTTCAGCAGCGGGTGCACCTCGTCTGGATCACAGGGGAAGCCTTGCTCTTCGGGCAGCGCCACCTTGGCGCGGAGAAAGTCGTCGTAGGCAGTAGTGGTCATGGTGGGCTGGAATGCAAAGAGCCCGCACGGGGCGGGCTCAGTTCAGGGGCAGGAGGATCATGCAGGGACCGGCTCGGCGGCGCGGGCCTTGGCGGCGAAGTACACCTCCAAGCAGGCGCGGGTGTCGGCCATCGCGCTGTGGGCGTTCTCGAGCGGCTTGCCGGTGAAGAACTGGTAGGCCTCGCCCAGATTGGCGCTCTTGTGGTGGAAGCGCTTGGCGGCCTTCATCTTCTCGGAAGGCGGTAGCTTCAGGATCGGTGTGGAGATCTGCTGTGTGCACTCGCTGGTGCCCGCTTTCCAGCCATCTGCAAACGCCGGTGCGTGCCGCATGCAGGCGATGCGCACGATGCGGGCATCGAATTGCTCGTTGTGCGCGATGCGCTTGCGCTGGGCCCAGAGCGCCAACAGCATCTCGACCGCCATCGATTCAGGAATGCCAAGGTCAATCGCGCGCTCCTGCGTGATGCCGTGGATGGCAGCGACCTCATCGGAGATCGTCCAACCGTCCGGCTTCACGATCACGTCGATGCTCGCCAGTTCCTTGCGGCTGTCGAGGTCGACCAGCACTGCGGCAAGTTGGACGATGTGGGGCTGGCCCGGGTGCTCGGAGGGCTCCTTGAACAGGGGCATGCCGGTGGTCTCCGTGTCATACACGAGTGCGATGTTCATGATGGGCTTTCAGAAATGAAGAGGCCCGCGCATGGCGGGCCGAGGTTGCATGGAAGAGGGAACGCGGTGGTCAGGCTGTCTGCGTTGCTGGCAGGTACTTGTCAGCCTGCTGCAGCGCGTGCGCCGAGATGGCTCGGCACATTGCCGGGAACTGGCTTTCCCGGTAGAACCGGTGCGACCCCTTGCCGGGCGCAGGCGAGAAACCGAGCTGCAGCAGAAAGTCCGCGTTCACCGTGAAGCCGAGCCGCTCGTTGATCGCCCCGATGCGGAGATCGGCAGCTTCCGCTTCCGCCGCCGGCGCCGTGGGGCGATGGACTGGTGCGACGGGAGCCGCCGGCGCAGAAGCCTGCGCGGCCGCGATCGCCTGGCGCGCGCCGATATCGGCCACGCCTTGGTCGCGCACGTGGGTGGCCACCTCGGCGAGATCGTCCAGCACCGGCGCAGGTAGCGCTTCGTCCTTCCGCGCCTGCGCGATCTCGGCCTGGCGGTCGCGCTCCTGCTGCTCCAGACGTTCCCGTGCTTCGCGGTCCGCGCGCTCGGCTTCTTCCTTGCGGATGCGATCGCGCTCCGCTTCCAGCCGGGCCGCTTCCTTGGCCTGGTGCTCGCCGATCCGAGACTTCACCAACACGGCCAGGTCGTCCGGCTGCTTGAGCACAATCTGCGCGGCGTCCGCGAAAAGGAAGGCGTGCGCGCTGGCCTGCTCGCGCAGGGTGGCCAGGTTCAGCTGGATCCGGTCGGCGATCTCGCTCGCTGCCATCTTCGCGCGGGCCAGCTCGTCGTTGATCGCGCTGCGCAGGCTGTCCACCGTACGCTTGCCCTTGATGGCGCCGGCGAAGTCGGTGTGCACCGTGGGCATGTAGGGCTTGCCCAGGCGGGTATTCAGGTCGGCGATGTGCTTGGCGAAAGCCTGCTGGCCGCGCTGCACCTGGACATGCTTAATCCGCTCCTTCTCAGCGGCCAGCAGCTTCTCCGCGTCCAGGCGGGTTTGGCGCGTGAGCTTGTGCAGCATGTCCTTCTGCCGCTTGAACGCCGAGAGCATTTCCGCCTGGGACAGTGCCTGTTCCTCGGACGCATCGAGGGCTGCCTCGGCGCCCTTGAGCGCCCTGATCTGCAGGTCCAGATTGGCGAAGTCCTGGTCGCTCTCGGGTTGGCGGATCAGCCGGTTCTCGATGAAGTCGCGCAGCGCCACCTCGAACTCCGGCAGGTTGTCCTTCAGCGCGATTTGCCCGCTGACCTGCGCGAAGACGGCGGGCAGCGCGGTGACGACTTCCGCGACTACCTTGGCCGGCGCCTCGTCGGGTGCCTGGTAGGCCGCCACGTCCTTCTCCAGCTGCGCCCAGCCAGCCACGATCTCGGCGCGCAGTGCGGCGTCGGGCTCGTACCAGCAGTGCCGCTCCTCGACGAGCGTGTCGCCATCCCACTTGGACGCGACGAAAAGCACGCGAGTGCAGCCCGCCACCATGCACTGCTGCTCCATCTGGACGCGGTACACCAGGGGCAGGTCGGCGCCGGTGCAGCCTTCGAACATAGCTTCCCGCAGCGCCTTGTTCAGGCTCTTGTGTTCGAAGCCGGTGTCCTCCATCAATGTCAGGCCGTCGAACGAGGCGCTGAACTTCCCTTCGCTGCCGACAAGCGGCGCCAGCTCTTCGCCGACGATCTGCTCGGCCAGTGGGAGTGCGAGTTTTTCCGAGCGGTGGCCTGTGTCGAAGATCGCTTGCGTGGCCGAGTCCACCTCTGGCGCGATGCCAGTGGCCAGCTCGGCGATGAGCTGGTCGCGGGTCTTGTACGGGCTGCAACTCATCATGGCCGGCGCGTCGCTGGCGTTGAAGTGATTGCGGCGGTAGGCGTGCCACTCGGGCGAGCCCTGGACCAGGTTGTGTACTTGCATGGAATGTCCTATCGAATTGAGCCCAGCGCTTGCTGTGCGTGCGCTGGTAGCTATGAAAGAGATAGCGGTTACTTCGCCTGCAGCTTGTTCATGAGCTGCTCGTACATCCCGTTCAGTTCGGCCTGCTGCTGGATGTCGCCGACCTGGCTGATCAGGTCCGCCGCCACGTTCAGAGCGTCGACGTCCTGCGCGGCGTTCAGCTTCTCGGCCACCTGGGCGAAGGTCAGCACCGGAGCCTCGGCCGCCGGGCTGGCGTTGCCGGTGGCCGGCGCCTCGCCCTTCGGCTCCACGTCGGTCGCTTCCGCGTTCTTCACCGGCTGCACGGCGCGCAGGCGCTGCAGCTGCTCTTCAGTGAAAGGCGTGTTCGGGTTGCGGGACTGAGCGAACGCGATCAGCCCGTCCACAGTCTTGCGGCGCGACTTGATGATTTGCTCCCACTGCGGGAAGTTCTTCTCGAACTGCTCTGCGGGGTAGGGCACGGGTTCAGGCTTCACCTCTTCCACTGGGCCCATGTGCTTGACCCCGGGGCCTTCGAGCTCGTCCGCTGTGTACACGCCCAAGATCGCACCGGGCTTGTAGAGGCGAGCCCAGTTCTTGACCTGCAGGTACGCCATCTGCTGCTTCGGATTCGTCTTCCAGAGGGGGGAGTTCTTGGTTGTGACGGACTGCACGCCCAGCCACTCGCCCCAAGTGATTTCCGACTTGCCGCGGGGCACGGCGCCAACCCGGCATTCGAGCGACTCGCCTGCGCCCTTGTATTGGTACTCAAACTCGCCGGTGATCGCGCCGGTGGACTGCAGCACGGCGTGGACCAGCTGGGCCTCGTAGCCCAGCGTGCCGTTGACCAGGTGCGTCTTCTGCGCGACTGCGAACGGCGACATGTTCCATTGCAGGGCCTGCAGCGTGACCGCCATGCAGTCCGCAGGCGAGCCCTGCAGGTGCTTGGGGACGGTGGCCCGGCCAGCGGCCATCAAGTCGGCCATGCGGAAGGCACGGTCCATGACCTCATTGCTGAGGACCATCGAGGTGCTGCTTGTGGTGCTCACGGTCAGGGCCGTGTTTTCGTTAGTGCTTGTGGTCATTGAGGCCTCAGAAAGGTGCGGGAAGGAAAGCGGTGATCACGCCGGCGGTGAATCCAGCTACTGCGAAGACCGTCATGCCCAGGCAGGCGGTGCGAACGCTGCGCAGCAGGTGCCTGCGGCGGCGCGGCGTGGTGAAGAGCTGCAACGGCGCAGGGCTCGCGCGGCCAGCTGCCACGCGATACGCGGCGCAGGGGCCGAGGGTCTTCCGTGCATCAGTGAACGCGCGATAGGTGGTGATGGGCGTCATGCTGGCTCTCCTTGTTCGATGGATTCAGAGTCGAGGTGCGCGCCGATGGCCGCAGCCTCTGGCGCGATGCGCAGGGCGGGTGGGTCGAGGCGCAGGTCGTCGAGGACGTCGCGGAGCGTCTGGCCGGAGCCGCGCACTTCGATGCGGCGACCACAGCGCAACGTGATGGAGTCCACGCCGGCGCGAACCAGTGCGTCCACGCGGGCCCGGTCGTCGAGGGCTTCGGTCGCGGCTCTCGCTGCGCGCTGGGCGCGCTCGCTCGCCTGCGCGGCCAGAGCGCCGTTCTGCCAGCGGTTCACTGGAGCACCCCCAGCATCCGCGCCTGCATGCCTGTGAACAGGCCTTGGCCCAGCTTCACCGGCAGGCCGCCCGCCCGTGCGCACTGCGCGCTGGCGCTGGCCGCGCCGTACTGCTGCACCACGGTGTTGGTGCGCAGGTTCACCACGTAGACGTCGTCGTCGTTCAGGGCCTGCTGCGGTGGTGGCATGTGCGGCTGGCCGGCAAGGCACTGCTGCATCAGCGGGTGCATGTTGTCCATGGTCGGGGTCTCCAGGCGAAAAAAAACCTGCTCGGGGCAGGTCGTTGTCAGAAGGGGGTGGAAGTGCCGCATCGGCTGCAGGTGGCGCCGTCGGGGTGCTCGATCCAAGCGTGGGAGCAAGGGCGGGGCGGGCGCTGCGCACGGCGTTGCAGCCAGCGCATCAGGGTCTTCAACATGGGAGGCTCCGAGTTTGGCCGCGCGCGGCGGGCGGGGGTATAGAGAGGCCGCTTGCCCAGGGCGGGCTGCCAGGCAAAAAGGGAGAGGGGAGGGAGGTAGTTGCGCTGCCTGGCGCGGCTGGAAACAGAAACGCCCTCGGGGTGAGGGCGCTTGTGTTTCGCCCCTCGTCAGAAGGGCATCGGGTTCTATTGCTGTTCTTGGACCTCCCAGGCCCTCAACTCCGTATTTCGAACCGCCCTTCGTTTGGCGGGTGGACCTGGGGCTGGAGAGACGGCGCCACTGTCCTAGGGCCTCAGCTACGGTATGCCTTCGCTGCTCTCGTCATTGCCTTGCTGCCGTCTGATGCTCTTCGCTGCGGCATGATCAAATTATTAGGCATGCCTTACCTGCATGTCAATAGGCATGCCTAATTTAATCCGCTTGGGATGTGTCAGAAGGGCGCGCGTGAGACTTCAATGCTTGCTGGTCCTAGCCCTGACCAGATCAGCGCGCCGTTGGCACGCTCTCGGACTTCGAACCAGTCCTCACGCACTTGCCGGAGTTCGTATTCGTCCGCCGCGCGGGGCAGGATCGCAACGGACGCGCAGGGCCCTCCCCATGAGGGCATGGTCAGCAGGGTAGGATGGCCGAGTGGGTGGTTCATGGAAGAGCCTCCACGAACACCGGCCCGGCGCCGCGGTAGAGCTCGCGCGCGCCGTTGGGGCCGCTATGGGTCACGATCCAGGCCTCGCCCTCGGTCGTTACCACCAGGGCCGAGGCCTCCATGATCACCGGGCACACGCCGGGATCCTCCGGGCAGCAGCGTGGCATTCGGATCTGGGCACGGTTCTTGGCCTTGCGAGTCATCACCACCGTGGACGTCGACGCGTACATCAAGTCCCACTCGCAGGGCTGCTCCCGCACCATCACCTGCTTTGCCGTTTCCAGCAAAGGTTCATGTCCCGGCCGACGCCAGCCGGGCACGTCGGCGTGCCAAGTGGTACCCGTTGTCCACTTGCCGTAGAAAAGTGTTCGCCAGAGATACTGCGTTTCGATTTTCATGGTCGTCGCGAAATACTGTGAATGCATACAGTATCTGCACTCGAACTGTCGATCGCAAGAGGAAAAAGCTCGGTAGGCCGCATTGCGCGCGGACCAGCTGGCCCAGCTTGATCTGCGCGCTATAAGAGTGGGAGCGCTGACCTGCAGCACCTGGAATCTGCTTCAGCACCTCCGGGTGAGGATGTTCGTGGAAATAATTCCCTTGCATCCTCGGTGAACAAAAAGCCGCCTCAGTGGGCGGCGGAAGGATCAACGATGGATGACGAACTGATGTTCGAACTTCGGGGGCCTGGCGGAGAACTATGGCGCCTGTTCTCAGACGGAAGGACAGAGGGCTTTCCCGCCGGGACGCTGCTGGTCAACTACTGCCTACCGCACGTAGCGCGGGTGATCGGGGAAGTGCACAGAAAGGGCATCTCCCTCGCCACAGAGCAAGCCTAGGCTGTCCCTGGTGTGCGTCGGCTTTTCGCAGGGAGTCGCCCCAAACTGCTCTGCCAATAATTTCGCGCCAGGAGTGAAAAACAGCTCCACATTGTCCGCTCCAAGGTCATAGCGAGAGAAAAGCGCGAAACCAGGCCGTGGTAGTCCATGCGCAATGATTTGCGCAGTGAAGGCTTTTTGAATGCGTGCAGTGGGGGCGGCCGCATCAACGCCGTTGCCGAGATCAAGCCTGTACCAAGTCGTCATGTGATTCTCCTGAACGGCTGCGTGCCTTTTACAGCGTCGCGCCCATCCACACCGCCCGACCGACGATGGTGATGGGGTCGCCGTCGTTGATGGGGATCGGCTTGTTCGCTGGGTTGTCGGACGATGCGATCCAGCCCTCGTCCGTCTTCTTCAGTCGCTTCACGATCAGCCCCTCCACGGGCCTGGCCAGAGCGAAGATGCAGTTGTGCTCGGGCTCTTTCACGCCGGTGTCTATGAGTACGACGGCGCCGTCAGGGATGGTGGGATGCATGCTGTGGCCACGCACATCGACGACGCGTGCCTTCTTCGGAGACACCTTGCATGCCCTGAGGAAACTGGTGGCGAACTTCAGACTGCCGATCACCTCCTGCAGGCCTTGTACGGCGCCATCCCCGCCTGCCAGCTTGGCATCGATCCGCATCACGTCCTGGAAGTCTTCGTCCTCATCGCCGGCAGGAGGCTCGGGCCGCATAGGACCCACACCCTTGGCCAGCCACATCGGGCTCACGCCGAGGAAATTCGCGGCTGATACCAAGTTCGATCCTTCGATCGTCTTGGTCTCTCCAGTCACCCAGCCGTTCACAGAGGGAGGCTTCAGCCCGCAAGCCTTCGCCAGGTCCTTCTGCGTCCGTTTCGGCGGGCCGGCCAGCGCCAATTTCACGCGGTCGGCAAGAGTAGTTTGCATTAGGAAAGCCTACGACTTTGCGATAAGGCATGCCTATTGACATGCTAGTAAGGCATGCCTAATATCTCGGCATGGATGCACTTCAACTGATCAACGCGCTCGGCGGGACCTACGAGGTCGCGAAGCTGGTGGACGTCAAACCGCCATCCGTCTCTGGATGGAAAGAGGCTGGTCGCATTCCGGATGCCAAGTTGATCCGGCTGGCTCCCTTCGCTGAGGCCCGAGGCGTGATCACACGGAAAGAGCTATTCCCTGAGGACTGGCACCTGATCTGGCCTGAGCTGGCGGAGCACGCTAGTGCAGGTGAGGTCAATCATGGCTGAGCCGTACCGCTGGGGGGCTGTAGCCCCGGAGAGCGTTAGGCACCTCAGGCAGCTTCGTTGGAATCGCGGCTCAAGAAGCATGGTGCCCCCAGGCTGGATCGCTACCGCCCAGAGTCAGCAGTCGATCGCCGAAGACCACCGTGGCATGCGGGGGGCGGATGGAACTGATTCCATGCCTACCCACCGCCTCCGCTCCATCCGCAAGCAGCTGCGAATCACCCAGCAGGTTCTTGCCGCGGCGATCGGCTGTGTCCAGGGAAACGTCGCAAATTACGAGCGTGGTCAGACGCTTCCTCCCGCCATGGCCCGGAAGCTCATCGACTTCTGCGGCTCCAAGGGCTTGGCCATTGGCTTCGACCATGTCTACGGCGACGCCCCTTTGCCCCCCGCGGCTTCCGCTCCCACTGCGAGCGAGGTCACCCATGGCTGATTCCCTCATGCGCGCCTTGAGCGCCAGCCACTCGTCCCACCGGGGCACCCACTCCCCACCACCAGCGCCCTTGGCGCCTGCGGGGTCCTCCACCTGAGAGGCCTTCGTTGTGCGCCCTGCGGGGAGGCCTTGGAACGGCCGACTCCCCCGCGAAGGGGCTGATCCGTCAGGGCGCACAACCAAGTCCTTTTTTTCAACCAAAGCGATGGGAGTCGTTTTCATGGATCGCAGTGTTCACCCACCCGAATGGAAAGCGGAAGCAAGTGCTGGAAAGCACACGCAAGCGGACCTTCCCCTGATTGGCCTGGTGCCTCGCGCCCAGCTGCTGGACCCGCAGGTTCTGCAGCGCGCCAGCTTCAACGGCTGCCTGAATGAGGCCGTACGGCACAGCGGCAAGGAAGACCAGGAAATCGCCGACGAGATCCACATCTCGCCGGGCTACATGAGCCGTTTCATGCGCGGCGTCGGCCAGCAGTGGGCCAAGCGGATGGTCGCCTTCATGCGCGCCACCAACAGCATCGCGCCGCTGCAGTGGATGGCTGAGCAGATGGGCTGCGAGATCACCGTGCGCAACGACGCCCGCCGCGAGGCAGACCTGCTGCGCGCCCGCCTCCAGGAACTTGAACGATTCGAACGGATTGCAGCATGACGATCACACCCCTGACCCCCGCGCTCGTCGAGAGCGCCGCCCGCGAGGCTGCCGAGCAGCGCATCCCGCTGGACGAGGCCAACCATCACGAGCCAGGCTCCGAGAACTGGGCGCGCTTCAACCGTGCCTACAACGCCGCGGCCGCTGCTATCGAGACGGCGTGATGCGAGCCATGGTGACCACCGCAACCACCGACGCGGGCGCGCTGCTGCCCGTGGCGGCTGTGTGCTTCGGTGCGCAGGCTGAGCCGCTGGCGCTGGCCGACCAGGAGCGCGAGCTGCGGATCCAGGCCGAGGGCGCGCTGATGCAGGCAGAGATGCTGGCGTGGCGGCGCACGGGCGACTTCGGCGCGCACGGCGCGGCTACGCGGCACCAGGCGCAGATGTTCGAGCTGATCAAGGGGCGGTCCGAGGCCGTGCGTGTGCGGATGGCTGCTGAGAGGGGGCTGCCCCATGGCTGATTCCTGGATCCGCATGCGCGGCAGTCTCGTCACGAACCCGAAGGTCCTGGCCATGGCCCGAGTGCTACTGGCCGACCCTGACTTCCTCGACTGGTATGGAAACGAAAGCGTCACGCTCGGATCGTCGCGCGCCGTCACGCTGCGTCACGTGACGGTCGTGACGCGCGTCACGGTGGGCGCACTCACGCCGCTCTGGTCGATGGTGAATGAGTGCGCTGCGATCGACGGGATCGTGCGTGGCGCCACTCTTTTCGAGGTCGACGGGATGGCCGGTGTGCCTGGTTTCGGCAAGGCCATGGTGTCGGTCGGCTGGCTTGAAGTGCTCGCCGACGGGGTTCATTTCCCCAACTTTTGTGAGCACAACACCGTTACGGAGAGCCGCTCTACGGCTGCAAAGACTCCTGCTCAGCGCAGCAAAGAGTACCGCGAACGGCAGAAGGAAAACGTCACGGAATACGAGCGTGACGGCGTCACGGAAAAACGTGACGCGTCACGTGACGCCGTCACCACAGAGAAGAGAAGAGAAGAGAAGAGTAATAACCCCTCTTCACTTCGTTCAGAGGGGGACGCCGCTGTCGCGCCCACTCCTGCCCCTGCCAAACCTGAACGAAAGAAACGCCAGGACACGACGCTGGCCGACTTCCTGTCCAACTGCCGCGAGCAGGGCGTGAAGCCCGTGCCAGAGGACCACGCCATCCGGCGTTGGGCGGCTGAAGCCGGCATGAGCGATGAGATGCTGCAGATCGCCTGGCTGGCGTTCCGCGAGCGCTACACCGACGACGCGAACTACGCCGGCAAGCGCTACAAGGACTGGGCTGCCCACTTCGCCAACAGCGTGAAGGACAACTGGTTCAGCCTCTGGTTCGCCTCGGGCGCCGACGGCGTGCAGTGGTCCAGCAAGGGCCTGATGCGCAAGCAGGCGCTCGACGCGGCGCGGGCGTCCAAGGAGCAGCAGCAACGCGAGCAGGAGGGCAGCCATGCACCCGGATGAACTCGACGCGAGCGTGCTGCCGTGGTCCCCGGAGAGCGAAGCGGGCGTGCTGGGCGCGCTGATGCTGAGCCCGCAGGTGTGGGACGCCGTGGGCGACGTGCTGGAGCCCAAGCAGTTCTTCGACCAGCGCCATGCGCGGATCTTCAGCGTGATCAGCGCGCTGGTGCTGGCCAGCAAGCCGGTGGACGTGCTGAGCGTCTGGTCGGCGATAGAGCAGACCGGCGACACCGCGGGGATCGACCCGCAGTTCGTGAACGACATCGCGCAGGTGCCGTTCAGCGTGGGTAGCGCGCGGCACTACGCCGAGACGATCGCCGAGCGCGCGCTGATGCGCGGGCTGATGGAAGCTGCGAGCGAAGTGCGCGACATCGCGGTGGAGCCAGGCCTCGCAGTCGCGGAGCGGCTGGATCGGGCCCAGGCCAAGCTGCAGGCGCTGTCGATCCACCGTGGTGGTCAGCTTCCGGAAGCGGTGGGCCACATGGCCGCCGGCCTGGCGCAGCGCATCGAGTCCCTGCACCGCGGCGAGATCGAGCCCGGCATTTCCACGGGCATTCCGTCGATCAACAAGCGGCTGAACGGCGGCTTCCGCCCCGGCAAGCTGATCATCCTGGCCGCCCGCCCGGCGGTGGGCAAGTCTTCGCTGGCGATGCAGTTCTGCATCAACCTGGCCCAGGCCGGCCACGGCGCCGCGTTCCTGTCGCAGGAGATGCCGAAGCACGACCTGATGGACCGCATCGGGAGCAACGTCGGACGGATCCTGCTGGACAACATCATCACTGGGAACCTGCGCGATGCGGAGTGGAGCCGGCTCACCCAAGCCGTCGACGACCTGCAGCGCCTGCCGCTGTACCTGGACGACCAGCCCGCACTGACGCTGGCCGAGATCGCCGCGAAGGCCCGCGCGCTGGTGCGCCAGCACGGCATCAAGCTGCTGGTCTTGGACTACATCCAGCTCTGCGGGTCGCGCAAGGGCAACGACAAGCGCCACCACCAGATCGAGGAGATCAGCCGCGGGCTGAAGACCTTGGCCAAGCAGCTCGGGATCACTGTGCTGGCGCTCAGCCAGATCAGCCGCAGCGTCGAGACCCGCGTGATCAACGCGGGCAAGCCGCAGCTGTCCGACCTGAAGGAATCGGGTGCCATCGAGGAAGACGCCGACGTCGTCATGTTCCTCAGCCTAAACCACGTCTCCGACTTCGGCGCCAAGGTCGTCGAGGCCGATTTCGCCAAGAACCGCCAGGGCCGGATCGGCAGCGCCGCGCTGGCGTTCGACGGCGGTTTCCAGCACTGGATCGACAGCGGCGAGCCGCTGACCAAAGGCTTCGCCGGCAAGGGGCGCGCGCCAGCGCCCTACGTGCCGCCAGAAGAGTTCTGACCCCAACCACCACCCAACCGAGAGGACCGAAGACCATGAGCCAGAAATCCGAGTTCGCATTCCGCACGCCCACCGACGTGACGCTCACCCACGTCAACTTCCGCAAGGAACTGCACGGCGACGACCACCGCCAGGCCGTGGACCTGAACATATCCGTCGACGTGCCGAATAGCGCGCTCGACATCATCGTGCCCGGGCTGCGCGAGGCGCTGTACACCAACCACGACGCGGCCAACGGCCAGGTCGAGATCGCCGACCTGCCCGAGACGCTGCCAAACCTGCGCTTCCCGCGGCTGAACGGCGGGAAGTTCAGCCTGGACGACAAGAAGGCCAAGCTGGCCGGCTATGAGCTCGAGGTCGAGTACGGCCTGAACGACGAGCGGTCCAAGATGATCTTCGACTGCGTGAAGGTCGTGAAGCGCTCCATCGAGACGAAGGAGGGCGGCACCATTCACCTGTCCTGGCAGTGCCAGTACATGGGCGACCGACTGGACCAGGAGACCTGCGGCAAGCTGGCGCTGCTGGAACAGGACCTGATCGCCATCCGGCTGATCCCGCCGGTGATCGCCCAGACCGACGCGGACGAGAACGAGGAGCTGGAGAACCCGTTCCCCGTCACCGGCGAAGACGACGCGCAGCGCCCGCTGACTGCAGAGGAGCTGTTCGCGGGCGGTGCCGGCGACGACTCCGACGGGCAACAGCAGGACGGCTCGCTGTCCTCGGACGAGCGCTGATCATGCTGGTGGTGGGCATTGACCCTGGTCTGACTGGCGCGTGCGCGGTGCTGGACCACAACGGCCTGCGCGGCGTGTTCGACCTGCCGACGATGGGGATTCCCGGCGTCGGGCCGAAAGCGATGGTGCAGCGCAAGATCGACGGGCGCGCGCTGCTCGACCTGCTGCTCAAGTACTGCCCGGCCGGTGAGGCCCGGCCGACGATCGTCATCGAAGCGGTGGGCACCATGGGCGGCGCGAACAACGCGGTGCAGACGCAGGGCTCGCTGCTGCGGTCGCTGGGCGCGATCGAGACCGTGGCCGAGTGCATGAAGTACCCGGTCGAGTACGTGTCGCCCCAGTCGTGGAAGCGCCGCTACGGGCTGATCGACCCGAAGCTCAGCGCCCGGGACCGCAAGGCCAAGGCGATGGAGACGGCGCGGCGCTGCTACCCGTCCTGCGCCGACATCAGCCGGGCCAAGGACCACAACCGTGCCGAGGCGATCCTGATCGCCCACGCCACGCGCATGGAGCTGGCATGACGACAGCCGCCTTTGCCCGCGTCAACCCGCACGTCATCGCCGCCCTGTGCGCGGTGAAGGAAGCGCACTGCCCGGCACCGGCGTACGCGCCGGCCGCGCCGGTGGCATCGCAGATGAAGTGCCCGAAGTGCGGCAGCCGCCTGAACTTCACCGTGATGACCAGCGGCCTGTCGTCGGGCCAGTGCGTGGCAGCCAGCTGCGTGAGGTGGGCTCTGCAATGACCCTGGTGCTCGTCCCGCCCGGCCGCGGCAAGTGGCGCACTACCACCGTCCGTATTGACGGCGACCGGACTGCGCCCCTGTTCTTCCGGGTGGGGCAGCGCATCGAGCTCGGCGGCATCACGTTCCGCGTTTCGAGGATCTTCCCATGACGAAATCTGCATCCATCATGCTCGTGAAGCGCCACCCGCTGGACGGGTTCAGCGAGTTCGAGCGCTCGATCATCCGCCGCTTCCTCTTCGACTGCTTCCGCGGGCTGGACCAGCAGCACGAGGGCCGGTGGCGCCGGTGGTGGTCGCGCCTCTGGCAAGCCGAGCCAGGCCAGGTCTTCCAGTTCGACAACGTGGTCGAGCGCTCGAGCCCGTTCCACAGCCGTCACATGGCCATCGAGCAGCGCCTGTTCGACAGCCAGGACTACTTCCTCAACCTGCCTGCATTGCGCGACTGGTTGAAGACGGGAGCTGCATTCGTCACGTGGGAGGCAGACGGCAAGGGCGGCATCGTCGCCGTGCCGCGCTCCACCAGCTACGAAAAATGTAGCGACGACGAGATGCGCGAACTGCACGAGGCCATGCTGGCGTACCTGCGCACGCCGACGGCGCAAGAGCGGCTCTGGCCCCACCTGGTAGCGGAGCGGCGCGCGGCCATGCTGGAGAGCGTGCTGGCCGACCGGCAGAAGGGCGGGCAGGCATGAAGCGGACTCCCTTGCAGCGCACCGCTCGGCGGCGCGCCAGCAGCACCACGGCGGATGCAGAGCGAAATCGCGCTGAACGCCTTGCTGCTCGGGCGCAGCGTGCTATCAAAAATGCACCGGCTTGCGATCCGGTGCAAGTTGGGTCGAAAACTGTGTCCGCGCTTGCCAGCAAAGGGCGTGCAGCTATTGAAAGCGTAGCACCCCGCAGCACCACGGCAGCGCGCCCGATACCGAAGCCCAAAGCCCACCGGAACGCCCATCTGCGCGACATGGCGCGCGGCATGCCCTGCCTGCTCCAGATCCGAGGCGTGTGCACCCACGACCGCGACACCGTCGTCTGCTGCCACAGCAATCTAAGCATCCACGGGAAGGCCGGCGCGCGGAAGGCCGACGACCACTACAGCGCCTGGGGATGCGCGGCCTGCCACCAGTGGCTGGACCAGGGCACGGCGCCCCGCGCCCAGAAGCACAGCGCGTTCATGGCGGCCCACGTCCGCCAGGTGGACGCGTGGCGAGCCATTGCCTACGCATCCGACAGCGAGCGGCGCGACCGGGCGGCCGCGCTGTGGGCGCTGGAGCGGCTGAATGCCCAGCCGATTTTGTCTCCAGCGGTTGTCGGTGCAGCGCCGGCAGCTATCGAATAAGGAGCGTCATGTGAACGCCACGTTGAAAGACATCAAGGACCGAACAGTGGAAGAGGGCGACTGCTGGATTTGGCAGCAGGGCCTCACCAACGGGCAGCCGCAAATGAAGGTGAAGGGCTGCGACTGCAAGCTGGTACGTCGAATCGTGCTGCAGGTGGTCGGGCGGGCGGCCGCGGCGCGCCAGCCTGTGATGGTCACCTGCGACAACGCGTTATGTGTGAACCCCAAGCACCTCAAGCTCAGCTCCGCTAGCGAGATCGCACAGCAGAAGGCCGCCCGGGGCGCGTGGCGCGGTATCGCGCGCGCGGCCAAGATCTCAGCGACCAAGCGCGCGGCGGGCCAGTCGAAGATGTCGGATGCCGAGGTGCAGGCACTGCGCACCAGCAGCGAGTCCGGGCCTGCGGCGGCCGCCCGCCTGGGTGTGCACCGGTCCCTGGTCAGCCAGATCCGCCGGGGCGTGGCCCGCAAGGACTACAGCAGCCCGTTTTTCGGTCTGGCTGGAGGTTCACGATGAAGCGCCGCAAGCCCGGAGCCGCCGTGAACTTGGTGGAGCGCGCAGTCATCGCTCAACAGTGGCGCCTGAACGTGGCGACCTCCCGGATCCATGCCTTGATCGGCGACAACTCCAAGGAACTGGTGAGCCAGTCCGGCCGGGTGTTCTTCGTGGTGCTCGGCGCCGCCCTTCAGCACCAGCTAGCAGCCGATCACCCGGAGATCCGCATTGTGCGCGGGGCTGTGAACGCCACTCACGACCAGGCCGGTGTTGAGCCGATCGACCAGCTGCACCGCGCGTCCATTGCGGCGGGGCTAGAAGCGTCGGTGCGGCTGCTGCGAGTTTTGCCTTACCCAGCGGTTGTGAAGTCGGCCTGCGAACTGGCCGCAAAACTAAGGCAGGACGACGTCTCCCTGGCTGATTTTCAGCATCTGATTGGAGGCGCAGCTTGACCTGCCCGAATTGCCACGCCGCCGGCACCGACCCCCACTGGCCCGGCTACACCGCGCAGTGCCGCGGCTGCCAAGTGCGCGCCCTGGCCAACGGCCCGGCGTTCTTCGACTCCGCCCGCGCCTCGCAGCTGACGCCGGCCTATCGCTCCGCGCTGCAGACCCTGCTGGGCGACGACTGGCAGGCCGGCCACGCCGAGGTGAAGGCGGAGCACGCCCGCCTCCAAGCACTCAAGAAAGGACGGTGATCATGGAAGCCACCACCGAGAAGAGCACTGGTCAGATCATCTGGGACACGATCCAGGATCTCCACCAGCAAGGCCAGGTCGCCACCCGCGAGCTGCTGGTGGAGCTGACCGGCTACAAGATGACGATCATCGACGACCACGTCAGCCGGATGATCGAGAACGGGCGCCTGCACCGGCTGCGGGCCGGGGTGTTCCGGCCAATCGCGGCCATGCCGGAGCCGCGCGCCGTGTCGGTCACGGACATGGCCGACGGCACCGTGCTGCTGGAGATCGGCGACGTGGTGCTGCACCTCTGGCCGCGGGAGTACCGCGCCCTGGCCAAACGCCTTGTGGGCGACGCCGTGCAGTACAGCAACATCCAGTCTGGGGTCGAGGCCGGCACCCTGGCCACAGAGCTTGCAGCCGACCTGCTGGCCACGAAGCGGGAAATGGCGGCGCGGGTTCAGGATCTGGAGCGTCAGCTGCACGCCGCAGTGCGGGGGGTGGCGCCTCAGCCAAGTCCACAGCTCGACCTGCTGCTCGGCTGAGCCACCGTCTGGGGGTCGCTCTCGGTTGCGGAACTCGCAACCATTGCGGAAATGGCAGCCAACTCCCCCAGCACAGCACCCGCCCCCGGCGCCGGCGGCGCAGCCGCCCCCGGGCGCCGTCGGCCCGACTGGGAAGCCATCGAGCGGGACTACCGCACTGGCCAGTTCTCCGACCAAGAGCTGGCTGACAAGCACGGCAACGTCATCAGCCGCCAGGCGATCAGCAAGCGCGCCAAGGTCCAGCGCTGGCAGAAAGACCTGACCCGCGAGGTCCGCCAAGCCACGAAGGCGAAGCTGATCGCCGAGCAAGTTGCCGAAAAAGTTGCGGGCGAGGTTGCCGAACGGGTTGCCAAGGGTGGCAATGCAACCGTGGAAGCCGTGCTGGCCGCCGCCGAGACGAATAAGCAGGTGATCCTGGGCCACCGACGGGACGTCAAGCGGCTGTCCGCGCTGACGATGACCCTGGTCGAGCAGTTGGAAACGGCGGCCATCGAGCAGGACGAGAAGAAGCGCGTTCCCCTCGGCGAGCTGGTCCTGACCGCCCAGCGCGCCACCCAGGCCATCGGCCGCCTGCAGCAACTGGAGCGCGTGGCGTTCGGCCTGGACGACGAGGAAGACGCAGCGGCCGGTGCCGGCGTGTCCGCGCTGACCGACGCGCAGCGCGCGGCGCGCATCGCATCGCTGATGGAACAGGCCGCGGGCCGCCGGGATGCGGAGGGCGGCGATGTCGCGTAAGCCATCCCCAGCCGAGTTGCTGGAGCTGATGAAGTACCTGGGCCCCGAGGAGCGCGCCGAGCTGGATGGTCTGCTCACCGAAGGCCTGCCGCTCTGGATGCCCCAGGTCGGCCCCCAGATGGCCGCGCTGCAGTCGCAGGCCGACATCCTCTTCTACGGCGGCACCGCCGGCGGCGGCAAGACCGACCTGCTGCTGGGCGCCGCGCTGACCGAGCAGGAGCACAGCATCATCTTCCGCCGCGAAGCCGTGCAGCTGATCGGCCTGGAAGAGCGCATGACCAAGATCCTGGGCACGCGCGCCGGCTACAACAGCCAGAGCGGCCTATGGCGCCTGCCGGGCGACCGCATCATGGAGCTGGGCAGCGTCAAGGACCCCGACGACTGGCTCAAGTACCAGGGCCGCGCGCACGACCTGAAGGCCTTCGACGAGATCACCCACTTCCTGGAGCTGCAGTTCCGCACGCTGATCGGCTGGATGCGGACGGACAACCCCGGGATCCGCCAGCGCGTGATCTGCGCCGGCAACCCGCCGACCAGCGCCGAGGGCGAGTGGGTGATCCGGTACTGGGCGCCCTGGCTCGACCCGATGCACCCGAACCCGGCCAAGCCTGGCGAGCTGCGCTGGTTCGTGACCGACGAGGCCGGCAAGGACCGGGAGGTGCCCGGCCCTGAGCCGGTGAAGGTCGGCAACGAATGGATGAAGCCCAAGAGCCGCACGTTCATCAGCGCGGACGTGGACGACAACCTCTTCCTGCAGATCACCGGCTACAAGGCGACGCTGCAGGCGCTGCCCGAGCCGCTGCGCTCGCAGATGCTGCACGGCGACTTCATGGCCGGCCGCACCGACCCGGTCTGGCAGCTGATCCCGACCGAGTGGGTGAAGGCGGCGCAGGCGCGCTGGGTCGCCACCGACAACAAGGGCCCGATGACCGCCATCGGCTTCGACCCGGCCCGGGGTGGCATCGACAAGTCGTCGATCGCTCGCCGCCATGGTGACTGGTTCGACCACGTCGTGTCTGCGCCCGGCGCGGTGACCAAGGATGGCCCGACCGCCGCCGGCTTCGTGGTGCCCTACGTGCGCGATGGCGCCGTGATCGCCGTGGACAGCATCGGCATCGGCTCCAGCGCCCTGGACTTCCTGGTCGGCCTGAACCTGAACGTGCACCCGGTGGTCGGCTCCGCCGCCAGCCCGCTGATGGACAAGGCCGGCCAGCTGCACTTCAAGAACAAGCGGGCCGAAATGTACTGGCGCCTGCGCGAGGCGCTGGATCCGACCGCGGCCAACCCCATCTCGCTGCCACCCGACATGGAGCTGCTCGGCGACCTGACCGCCCCTCGCTACAAGGTCGTGACCATGGGGCGCCACGCCGCCATCCAGATCAACAGCAAGGACGAGATCCGCGCAGTGCTGGGCCGCAGCCCGGACAAGGGCGACGCCGTGGCCATGACCTTCGTGGCGGACCTACCCCAGCCGAAGCGGGCGCCGCGCGCGAAGAGCTGGCGCGAGCGGCTGTCCTCCAGATCTCAATCGAATGGATCGGCGCAAGCCGCATGACGACTATGGCAATGGACGAAGCCGCGCGCGAAAACTGGCACCGCTACCAGTACGGCAAGGATCGCGGCCACATCGAGTACACCGAGCAGGCCGCCAAGTGCGAGGGCATGTACCTGGGCGGCGGTGAGCAGTGGAGCGCCGCGGACAAGGTGATCCTGTCGCAGCAGCGCCGGCCGTTCTACGAGTTCAACGAGGTGAAGCCCAGCGTGAACAGCGCGGTGGGCTACCAGATCCAGAACCGCATGGACATCTCGTTCAAGCCTCGGGGCGAAAAGGGCGACCTGGCCGTGGCCACTATCCTGACCAAGGTGGCCATGCAGATCGCCGACGCCGCCATGCTGCACTGGCACGAGACGCAGGTGTTCAGCGATGGCCTGATTGAGCAGCGCGGCTACTTCGACGTGCGCATGTCCTTCGAGAACAACATGAAGGGCGACGTCGTCGTCAGTACGCTCGACCCACGCGACGTGGTTCCCGACCCGGACGCCAAGAGCTACGACCCCGACAAGTGGGGCGACGTGATCGTCTCGCGCTGGCTGACGCTGAACGAGATCGAGCAGCTCTACGGCCAGGCCGCGCGCGACCGGGCTGCCAAGTCGAATGACGAAGGCCAGGACTATGGCGACACCGACGACGAGGTGCAGCGCAGCAAGTTCGGCAGCAAGTACTTGCCGGGCCTCTACGACGCCTACGGCAGCGACCAGGACGGGCTGGCCCGATACCGCGTGCTGGACCGCCAGCAACACGTCTACCAGGCGACCGAATGCCTTGTGTTCCCGGAGACCGGCGACGTGCTGGTGCTGGACACCCTGGCGGAGGACTCGGTGGCGGACGCCCTGGCCAAGGGCGCGGTTCGTGCCAAGCGCATGCGCCGGCGCATCAAGTGGACGGTCACGACCTACTCAGCGACGCTGCACGATTCCTTCAGCCCCTATGAGCACTTCACCACGGTGCCGTACTTCGCCTACTTCCGCCGCGGCAAGACGCGCGGCCTGGTGGATGACGCGATCGGCCCGCAGGAGGCGCTGAACAAGGCCGTGAGCCAGTACGTGCACATCGTCAACACGGCGGCCAACAGCGGCTGGATCGTGGAAGAGAAATCGCTGTCCAACATGGACACCGAGAACCTCGAGGAAGTGGGCGCGCAGACAGGGCTGGTGCTCGAGTACAAGAAAGGCACAACGGCGCCCAAGAAGATCGAGCCCAACCAGGTGCCCACGGGCGTGGACCGGCTGATCGACCGTGCCACCAAGGCCTTGAAGGACGCGACGGTCCCCGAAGCCATGCGGGGGCAGGGCGGGGCGAACGAAGCCGGCATCGCCATCCAGTCCAAGCAGTTCGCCAGCCAGCAGCAGCTGGCCGTGCCGCTGGACAACCTGGCCTACACCCGCCAGCTGCTGGCCCGCCGCATCCTGAAGCTGATCCAGCGCTACTACGACAGCTACCGCATCTTCCGCATCACGGAGACGGACCCCCACACCGGCAAGCCCAAGGAAGAGGTGCTGGAGATCAACAAGTTCGACCCTGAGACCGGCTCGTACCTCTACGACGTCACGGTGGGCGACTACGACGTGGTGATCTCCGAGCAGCCGATGCAGGTGACGTTCCAGAACTCTCAGTTCCAGCAAGCGCTGGAGATGCGCAAGGCCGGCATTGCGATCCCCGACCCGATGCTGGTGCGCTACTCCAGCCTCTCCGACAAGGCGGACATCGTGTCCAGCATGCAGGGCTCGGCGCCGCCGGTCGACCCGACGCTCGAGGCCAAGGCCGCGCTGCTGACGGCCCAGGCCAAGAAGACGGACGCCGACACCCGCCTGATCGATGCGCGCGCCGTGAACGAGGACGTGACCGCCATGTACAGCAGCGTCCAGGCCGCCCAGGTGCTGGCGTCCGTGCCGGCCACCGCGCCCCTCTCCGATGCGCTGCTGGCGTCCGCCGGCTTCGTCGACAAGGACGGCGCGCCGATCGTGCCTGCGGTGCCTGAAGGCCTGCCATCGGTCGACCTGCCGGAGAACACCGACCCGCTGACGCCCGCCAGCCCGGCGGTAGGCGTGGCCGAGGGCATCGAGACCCCGGCGGCGGACGGCGTGCAACCCGATCTCGTTTGACCACCAAGAAGGAAGACCATGACCACCACCTACTGCGGCGAAACAGAGCGGCTCGGCCCGGGCCGCAAAGCCATCTGCGGCCAGGCCGCCGGCGACGGCGTCCACCAGTGCACCGCATGCCACCAGCGCGAGGCGAACGACGCCCAGATGCGAAAGGCCGCGCTTTCCATCGCCCGCGTGGCCCACGAAGTCTGCGCCTCGCTGGCCGTGTCCGGCGGCGACTACTCGACCAAGCCGTGGGAAGCCCTGACACCGGCCGATCAAGAGCGCCTGCAGGCTCGTGTCCTGGGCTTCCTGAACAACCCCGCGATGCACCCGACCGCCGACCTCGGCCCGGCCGTGGCCACCCTGAGCGCCAGCGCGCGCGCCGCGGCCTACGTGTTCCACGGCGTGGTGCACGCCATCGCTCGAGAGCAGTCGCGCGACTGATCGCGGCCGCTCAGCACCCAGTTCTCCCCCAACCAAGAAGGAAGCCCGACCATGACTCTCTTGATGCGCAAACTGATGGCCCGCTACATGTCCCCCGCTGGTGATGACGGCGCCGACAACGGCGGCACTGGCGCCGCTCCCGATGACCGTGGCGACGTGGTCGACCCGGCGACCGCTACCGATGCCGATGGCGATGACGCAGCCGGCGGCCCAGACGACGATGCGGCGGCCGCTGCCGGCACCGGCGATGGCGCAGCGCCGGCAGACCCTGACGACGGCCAGCAGGAGGACGCCCGCCACGGCGGCATCCCCAAGGCTCGCTTCGACCAGGTGAACAACCAGCGCAAGCAGCTGGCGGCCGAGAACGAGCGCCTGCAGCGTGAGTTGGAAGCGGCCCGCACGGCCAAGGCGCCGCCGGCTCCGGCCCCAGCACCTGCAGCTGCGCCGGCGGCCACGCCTGCCCCGGCGGCCGACAAGTTCGACCCCGACGCCCAGGAGGAGGCCTACATCCAGGCGCTACTGGAGGGCGACAGCAGCAAGGCCGGCAAGATCCGGCGCGAGATCAACGCGCACCTGGTCGCCCAGGCCTCCGAGCAGGCCGAGGCCAAGGTGTCCAGCCGCGAGGCCGCCAAGCTGCTGGAAGCCGAGGTGGCCACCACAATGGAAGCGCATCCCTGGCTGGACACGCCCGCCGGTGCTGACGCGCTCGAGCTGATCGTCGCCGCGCGTAACGCTTCCGTCGCCCGGGGCGTGCCCGCCCACAAGGCACTGCGCGACGCGGTCGCCAAGATCGCGCCACGGTTCAAGCCCGAAGCTGATACCCCGGCTGGGGAGTTGCCCGGAGACGGTGCCCCCGCAGACACTCGGACTGCCAACGCCCTGAAGCGCGGCGCCACGGACTCCGTAGCGCAGCCTCCAGTGGTCGCGGCAGGGGTGGGGAACCGGGCAACCGCAGGCCGCGTCAACGTGGCCCAGCTGGACGAAGACCAGTTCGCCAACCTGTCGGATGCCGAGAAGCGACGTCTTCGCGGCGACTGACGCAAGCGCCGGCCAGAACTCACCCGCCTGGCCGGCCTCTCCAGGGTGCTCTCGTCCACACGGCAGGACGCAAAACAGCCCGGCGCCTTGACCGCCCCAACGTCATGTTTCCCGCATTGGCAGCGCACGCCTCAGTCCGTTCACCAATTAGGAGCATGACAGCATGTCATTGACCAATTTCGCGGCACTCACCCCGCAACAAAAGCTCGTCTGGTCCCGCGACGTGTGGCAAGCCGCCCGCGACCAGATGTTCGTCAAGCGCTTCCTGGGCACCGGCCAGTCGGCCATGATCCAGCGCATCACCGAGCTGACCAAGACCGAAAAGGGCGAGGCAGTCATCATGCATCTGGTGGCCGACCTGGTCGAAGACGGCGTGATCGGCGACAACGAGCGCGAAGGCAACGAGGAGGCGATGCAGTCCTTCTCCCAGACCGTGACGGTCGACCTGATCACCCACAGCGTGCGCAACAAGGGCAAGCTGTCGGACCAGAAGACGGTCATCAACTTCCGCGAAATGGGCCGCGACCGCCTGGCCTACTGGCTGGCCAACCGCATCGACCAGCTGGTGTTCCTGACGCTGTCTGGCATCAGCTACGCCTTCAACAACAACGGCTCGCCCCGCATCGGCTCTCCGTTCCCGCAGCTGTCGTTCGCCGCTGACGTGTCGGCTCCGTCTGCCAAGCGCTCGATGATGTGGACCGGCAGCGAGCTGGTGCCGTCGTCCACGGGCAGCATCACGACTTCCTTCCTGCCCAGCTACAAGATGATCGTGTCTCTGATCGCCTACGCGAAGGAGAACTACGTCAAGCCGCTGATGGAAGGTGGCAAGGAGTACTACGTCCTGCTGGTGGCGCCCGGCACCCTGGCAGCGCTGAAGACCGACCCCGACTACCTGCGCGCCGTCACGGCCGTGGCCACGAAGTCTGGCACCGACTCGCCCTGGTTCACCGGCGGCACGGTGACCGTTGACGGCGCCGTGATCCACGAACACCGCCTGGTGTTTACCACCAAGGGCGCTGCACCTGGCGCGAAGTGGGGCGCTGGCGGCAACCTCAACGGTACGCGCACCGTGCTGTGCGGCGCGCAGGCGCTGGGCATGGCCGACCTGGGCCCCGCGACGTGGACCGAAAAGGACTTCCAGTACGACAGCCAGCAGGGCATCAACATCGACAAGATGTTCGGTCTTCTGAAGCCCAAGTTCTATTCGATCTACAACAAGTCGGTCGAGGACTTCGGCACCGTCGCGGTGGACCACTACATCGGCTGATCGCCGCTGTCTGAAGGGGCTTCGGCCCCTTTCGTTTCCTCCCCTTGATGTTGAAAGGATGCCTCCATGGCCCTGAAGAAGAACTCCGGTCGGCAAGAGCTGATCGTTGCCCACCTCACCATCGGCTTTGCCGACCCCACCTACGGCACCGCCGAAAAAGCCATCGAGCTGCCCGGCAATGCCGTGATCGTCAGCGGCGCCGTCACCGTGGGCACGCCCTGGAACAGCGCCACTGCGGCGACGCTGAAGCTGGGCGATGCGTCCGATGACGACCGCTACACGCCGACTCCCATCGACCTGAAGACGGCCGGCCGCACGGCACTGGTGCCTGTGGGCCTGAAGTACACGACGCTGGACTTCCTGACGGCCCTGGTCGCCCAGACCGGCACGGCCGCCACTGCGGGCTCCGCTCGCATCGACATCCAGTACTACGTCGAGGGCCGCGCCGCCTTCGCGCAAGGCTGATCTTTCTTGTGGTCGGGCCGGCAACGGCCTTTCACCCGGCGGCCGAGTGCTGCCGGGTCTTTTCAGAGGACACCATCATGAAGTTCCATGCTCCTACCCACGATCCGCTGCACATCGCCCTGACCTCGGGCCACACTGCAGTCGTGACCCACGAAGGCGTCACCCTGGATCCGATGTTCCACCGCGAAGCGGTTTCCCGCGGCGCGATCCCCGAGTCGATGTTCCCTGGTTTCGCTGCAGGCAACGGCGATGGACGCCTGGACCTGGGCGCGCTGCCCCAGCCAGTCGTGGACTCGTTCACCGACCCCAACAATGCCGACGCGGCCCGCAGCGCCAAGATCCGCCAGACCATCACCGAAATGATGGACGGCAGCGCGGAGGGCGACTTCAACGCCGACGGCAAACCCAACCTGGGCCGCCTGAAGGATCGCCTGGGCTTCGCCATCACCCGCGAAGAGGCCGACGCCGCCTTCGCCGACGTGGCCGGTTAAGCCCGAGACGCCTCATGCGAGTAGAAGACTTCATCTGCGAGTTCCGGCGCACGGTCAACGACAACGTCGAGCCGCGCTTCTGGAGCGACGCGGCTGTCGTCTCCTACTTGAACGAGGCAGTGCAGGAAGCCTGCGAGCGGGCCAAGCTCATCGAGGATCGCCTCACGCCCGCCGTGTGCAGCGTGGCGGTCCTGGCTGGCCAGGCGGCGTACGACCTGCACCCCAGCGTCCTGCAGATCAAGCGCGCACAGCTGGCAGGCTACCCCCACGTCCGCCACCGGGTGCTGACCGAGACCAGCACCGAAGAGATGGACGCCACCTACTGCGGCTGGGAGACGCGCATGTCGTTGCCCGGCCATTTCATCTTCGAGCCGGCCACCGGGCTGCAGCCACCTCGCATCCGCCTCGTGTCCACGCCGAACGCGGTCGACGTCCTGGCACTGACCGTGGTGCGCGGCCCGCTGAAGCCGCTGAGCGAGACCCGGCCCAACGAGCGGCCCGAGATCCCCGAGCGTTTCCACACGCGCCTGCTGGACTGGATGTACCACCGCGCCTACTTCAAGCAGGACGCCGACACCTTCGACCCCGCCAAGGGCGCCCAGGCTCTGGCGCTGTTCGAGCAGTCCTTCGGCGTCCGCCCCGATGCCAACGTGCAGCGCAAGCGCCGCGACCGCCGGCCGCCCGTCGTTCGCAGCAGCTGGTGATGCGCCTTCATGGCTGACCCGAAGACCCTCACCCGGCAGATCCTCGCCGGTGCGTCAGCGATTCCCACCGACGGCTATCCACCAGCGCCACAGCCCAACGCCGAGCCGGCGGCGGCCGCTGTGCTGCGTGACCTCCGCTCCACGAGCCTGGATGCGGCCGGGGGGCCACAGGCGGCACAGGGCATCCGCGACGTGGTCGGCCGGGGTGCTGCTGCAGTGCTCGGCGCGCCGGTCGATCTCGCAGCCATGGCGCTGCGGCCCGCCGGCTACAGCCATGAGGCTCCCGTCGGCGGCTCGGAGTGGATTGGCCAACAGCTTGAGAGCGCGGGCGCAGTCTCTCCCGTGCGCCGGCCTGCGGCCGAGCTCCTGGCCACCCTCCCGATGCCGGCAGGCGCGGGGAAGTTGGGCGGCGCCCTCGCGGCAGCAATATCCCCAGAGGGCAAGGCCCGGCTGCTGGCTGACCTGCTGGCGGGGAAGGGCAGTGGCACCTACCGGCTGGGTGACGTGACCGAAGGACAGTCGAAGGCCCTGCAGCGGCTCGGCATGGCGCCCACCACAAGTCGAGACGTGATGATGACCGACGACGTGCTGGGCCACCTGCGAGATGGGCGGGTGCTGAAGGACGGCTTCACACCAGAAGACGTCACGAAGTTCACTGAGCAGGCGATGAGCAAGTCATCACAGGTCGAGCTGAACACCGCGAAAGCCCACCAGAACCCGGCCTTGGTGAATCGCGGGCTGGTCGACGCACAGACGGGCAAGAGGTACGACGCACAGATGCCGCTCAGAGGCGAAGGCGGCACCTTGACACCCGCGACAGTGTTTCCCCGAGGGTTGCCAGGCAGAAACAAGAAAGCCCCCGAATGAACGAATCATTGAGGGCTTCCTGGGCCGGTCATGAGGGGGTGGCGCCGATTTCCACCTCTCGTACTTTCACGGTCTCTCGACCGCCATTGACGCTGCACAACATGACTAGCACTTTCGGCGTCCATTACGCCAACGGATGAATTTTACACGAGGGGTGCCGCCAGGGTAGGCCCCCTGGGGTTTGGCAGGCGGGGAGCAGCGGAAGAGACTCCGCGCGTATCCCCCGAAAAGGTCATCCATGCACGGACTCCCCTCCGCCGCGCAGCGACTCGCGCAGCCGACCCGCCCCGGCTTCAAGGCTAGCGGCCTGATCCGCGGGCCCGGCACGGGCACCAGCGACTCCATTCCCGCCGAAGTGCCAGAGGGCACGTTCATCATGCCGGCCGACTCCACCCGCCAGCTCGGCCTGGCGGCCCAGGCCTTGGGCGGCGGCGTCCCCATCAACGTCAGCAATGGCGAATTCCAGGTGTCGCCCGATCAAGTCCAGCAGATCGGCGCCAGCGTGCTGGACATCCTGCGCGGTGTGACTCACACACCGGCGGACGAGGGCCGGCACGAGCGGCTGAACTATGCCGAGGGCGGTGTGGTGGACTACGGCGTGCCGCTGGACGAGCAGGTCATCCCTGTGAACCGTGCCATCGCGGAAGCTGAAGCCAACGCGCAGCAGCGGGAAGAAGAGGCTGAGGCCCAGTTTCAGGCCGTGGAGGAAAACCGCAAGCCGCCTGTCGGCTTTGCCGATGGGGGCATGGTCAGTGATGTGACTCGCGTCGGGAACAGCTACAGCGGTGGGAACGTGGGCGGCAACGTGACCGTGAACGGCCAGGCGCCAGGCGGCACGTTCTCGCAGATCGCGACGGCAGCGCAGACACCCACGCCCGTCAGCACCCCAGTGCCCGCCAGGACTGCGCTTGCCTCGGCCCCTACGCCTCCAGCCGCGGGAGCTGCAGCACCTGCAGCACCTGCAGCCGCTGCAGCCGCCGCCCCCGCGCCCATGGGCTGGGCGGAGCGCAATGCGCAGCGCAACCTCGCAGTGACGGCCAGCTCGATCGTGCCAAGTCAGGAGCGCAGTGCCGCGCAAGCCCGGCTCGCCACCCTGCCTACGCCCGGTGTCCCCGCTCCTGCGGCGCCCAGCGCCGCCGCCGTGATGCCGCAGCCGGCCCCAGGCGTTCCATCCGCTTCGCAGCGTCTGGGTTCCCCGTCGGCTCTGCAAGGACAGTCGGTCTCTACCTACCAGCCTCGCAACTACGCCGACGGCGGGGTGGTCGAGGATGAGCGCCGCAACGCGCTGATCGCCCAGATTCCTGTGGGCGGCCCAGCGGTGTGGACGGGCGCCGGGCAAGCAGCGGCGGCTCTGTCCGCTCCAGCACCCACCCAGGTTGCTCCACTGTCGCCGCCACCGCCGGCGGGCGCGCTGACTCGAGCCGCGAGCTACGCCGCGCCGGCGCCAGTGGCTTCGCCTGCGGCGCAGGCCTTGAGCGCGCCGGCGTTCAGCATGGAGCCGAGCCAGCCTGTCAGCGCGCAGAGCATGGACGCTGCCAGCGGCCTGGCTCGACGCGGCGCGGCGGACGTGCTCGCCGCCATGCCTACCGCCCAGCAGCCAGGTGTTCAGATCCCCGCTATCCGTCACAGCGACAACGACTGGGCAGCACGCAAGGCGCTCGAGAACGCTGCGACGGCGGCCTCGAGCATCACCAAAAACGGCAGCCGGTTTGACCGGACGCGAGGCAACAACGCCCAGTCCTTCGCCTACCGGGCTGCACTCGAGACGGACAATGCCTTGAAAGGCAGCGCGCCAGCCTTGGCCCAGCACGCTATGCGCGAGCAGGGCGAGTCGCAGCGGGCCGGATTGCAGGTGGCCGCCTCCAATGCCAGTGCGGCAGCCGAACGATCTGGCGCGCTGGAGCGCACGCTGATCTCCGAACGGGGCGCGAACTCCCGTGCCGGCATCACGGCGATGGGCGTGGCCGAAGCGGCCCGCATCAGAGCCCAGCAGGACGGCAAGGCGCCGGCGGGCTACCGGTACACCCCCTCCGGGAACATGGAGCCCATCCCAGGTGGCCCCGCCGACCTGAAGCAGAACAAGGAAGGCGTGCAGCAGGGGAAGGACACCCAGGACATCTTCTCGATCTTGAACGAGGCGCGCCCCCTGATGAGCAAGGCTACCGGCAGCATCTTGGGCACGGGTATCGACAGGGCGGTGGGTGCTTTCGGCGGCACGACAGAAGGAGCAGCCGCCACGGCGCAGCTCAAGGCGCTGCAAGGTGCCCTCATCTCGAAAATGCCGAAGATGAGCGGCCCGCAGAGCGACAAGGATGTGCAGCTCTACCGCGAAATGGCAGGGCAGATCGGTGACTCGACCATCCCGACTGCTCAACGCATGGCCGCAATGGACACCATCGAGCGATTGAACCTGAAGTACTTGCCCCAGGCAGCCGACGAAGCGGCGCTCTCGCAAGTGCCGTCCGGCAGCTGGTTCCGCGCGCCGGATGGCTCAGTCCGGAGGAAACCGTAATGGCAAATTGGTGGGATCAGTACGAAACGCGAGCGGGCGCCACTCCTGCGCCTGCGGCCAGCAAACCGGAGCTGGCGCCAGTGGCGCCAGCTGCAGCAGGCGCTGCGCCTGCGGCGTCTCCCAACTGGTGGGACGCCTACGATCGCCACGGCGGGATCCCGGAGCCGGCCAGCACTGCGCGGCCGTCGGCGCCTGGGGCGCTGCAGAGCACCGCCGCCGGCATCGCTCGGGGCGCAAAGGACGTGATCGACACCGGCGCGAAGGCCCTGGCCTCCGGCTTCGACAAGCTCGCGGGCACGAACGAGGGCTCTCGCGTGGCTGAGATGAACGCCTCTGGCACGAAGCAATTCGATGCCGAGTACGGCGGCAGTGCAGCAGCCAGCGTTGGTCGCGTTGCGGGCCAAGTTGCTGCCACGATGCCCGTGGGTGGGTTCCTGGGACAAGGCATGCGCGCAGCCGGTGCGGTCGGCCTGCTCCCTGGCGCTGCCATCCCGCTGGGCGAAGCCATCGCATCCGGCGGTTTGCGCGCCGCTGGGGCCGGACTGGCAACACGCGCAGCAGGCGGCGCGATCTCTGGCGGGGCAGCGGCCGGGCTCGTGGACCCAGACCAGGCGCTCACGGGCGCGGCGATCGGTGGTGCATTGCCAGTAGTCGTCCGTGGCGCTGCGCAGGGCATGCAAAAGGTGGGGCAGGCGATTCGCGGCCCGGAGGTGCCAGCCGGTATCCGGCGCGCGGTGGCCGAAGCGACTGCCGAGGGCTATGTCATCCCGCCTACGCAGGCGCAGCCCAGCCTGAAGAACCGACTGCTCGAGGGTATGGCGGGCAAGGCCACGGTCTCGCAGAACGCCAGCGCGCGCAACCAGGAAGTGACAAACCGGCTCTCCGCGCTCTCGCTTGGGCTACCTGGCGACACGCCTCTCACGCCCTCGGTTCTGCAGGAAATCCGGAGCAACGCCGGCCAGGCCTACAAGGCGGTCGCGTCGTTGCCGGTGAAGCCTGCGGAGCGCGCCAATCCGATGTTCAACAAGCCGGCGAGCCCGGAAATCAACCCGGCCAAGATGGTCGAGGATCTGAAGCAGACCCGGAACGACGCACAGGCCTGGTTCAAGGCGTACAACCGGTCGGCGAGCCCGGAGGACCTGGCCAAGGCCCGGGCCGCCGACTCCACCAGCAAGCGACTCGAAACGGAACTGGAGAGCTACGCCGCCGGAATGGGGCAGGGTGATCTGGTGCAAGGGCTGCGAGATGCTCGGACGCTGATCGCCAAGACCTACTCCGTCGAGCGGGCGATGAACCCGACCACTGGGAACGTGGATGCTCAGACGCTGGCGAAACTGGCCAAGAAGGGCGTGCTGAGCGGGGGTCTGAAAGTCGCGGCCAACATGGCGAGCGCCTTCCCGAAGGCTGCGCAGCCCGTGGAGCGCATGGGATCGCTGCCTCAGCTGTCGCCTCTGGACTGGGCTGCAGCAGGTTCTATGGGCGCTGCCACTGGCAGTCCGCTCGCCGCGACCGGCTTGGTGGCGCGGCCACTCGCGCGGGCTGCTGCTCTTTCAGCACCGGTGCAGCGCGGACTCTCCGCCGCCCCAGTGGAGCAGGGCCGGCTGCTCAGCGCGGCAGATCGTCTTGGGAGTTTGGACTATCTGACGCCGGCGGCAACCGTCGGCCTGACAGCTCGCGACCGGTGAGGCCGCAGAACAGGCCCCAGGCAGCGGCTGCTATTCCAAACAGCACGAGCTTGGCCCACATGTAGTCGAGGATGGACATGGGCGGATGTTACTCGGTGGCGTCCCAAAGGTGCTGTGCTGCCATCTCGTCGCGAGTCCTCTCGGCAGCGGTGGCGCGCTTGTCGAAGCCGCGAAGCATCCACCATATGCCAATCCACATAGCCAGCGCCCACCACCACCAGTTGCGAGCATCGGATACGCCAAGGCACAGCATCCCGATCCACCCGACCGCACTAGCCACGCGCCCGGCGGTCTCCTGCTGCTGCTTCGCGACGAAGGCCTTGACGTTCGCCCAGTCCATGTCCGTCATCGTGGCGTTGCCGTGATGCATGTTTGTCTCCAAGCGGTCAGCACACCATGTCCCTGCCGATCATGGTGCATGCACGACCGTCGTCCGACTTGAATCCACCTCCGACAGGGTTCCGGGTGTAGCGGGTGCCGTTCCAGTCCGCGCAGGAACTTCCCTGGCAACTCTGGATGTTGCGGCTGTGAGCGGGCGGCTCCTCTTCGGGAGGCGGGTTCACACGTTGACCAACAGGCTTGCGCTGCTTGGGGGTCAGAACGCTCGTCACTGCGGCATTGCGTTCGCGCAGGCGCTCAGCGTAGCCTGGCTGCTGAGGCTGCGCCGCCACCGCTGCGGGTGGGCTCATCTGGCGAGCGAGTTCGGCTCGCTCGGCCTCAGCCTGGTACCGGTCCTGTTTGCGCTGTTCAGCGGCGCGGGCTTGCGAGCGCTCTTCGGCCACCTCCCGCTGAGTTCGCTGCCGCTCAATCAGCCCACCCCGACGGTTGTTGTCGCACTGCTTGTCGGAGTACGCGACCGAGCCGTCTGGTCCAGTGCAGCGATGCACCTGGGCCGATGCGCCCGCGCCCGCCAGCAACCCGGCAATGCACGCGGCCAATCTTAGGGTCTGTTTCATGTCTCTCTCCTGCGTCCAATCTACCAGAGCAAAATGGCCGCGGCCGCTTAACGCAGTTCGCTGGGCTACACTGCGGCAATGATCTTGGCCGCAGCTCGTCCGCAATCCATCGCCTCAGAACTGCTTGATCGGGTTGAGAGGCTAGTGCACAGCTCTGACGGTCCAACAAAGTTTGATCTTGTGCGGCTAAAAGCCGACGCCGATCGGCTGCAGAAGGTTGATGCAGCTGAGGCCAGTACTGTGAAGGCCGCGATAGCCGGCATGGAGTGGGACAGCGAAGGAGTCGCTCGTTGGTCCAACAACGCAATCAGTCTCAAAAACAGCGAGGGTAGTTATGTCAATGCGGCAATTAACTACCAAATCGCCAATATGCACGACGCTGCAATATCTCACGCTCGGGCAGCAGTTCAGCGAGCGCCCCGCAATCCCGCCATTGTTTCTAATGCGATATCCATTTTCAGAAGTGCTGGAATGTGGAGTGAAGCAATAAAAACTTCAAGCGGGATTAATATGGATTCTTCTGAAAAGGAAAAGTTTCTCCGCGAGTCGCAGTTGATGTTGGACGCTTTGGGAGGTTTGGAGCTAACGGAAGAAAATCAGCAATCTGAAATTTCAGCGGCCGTTGAGCTCGCCCGAATCAATAAGGTTCGAATAAGAGAAATACGTCAGAGTATTTTCACTGACCCCGAGTTGGGCATGCAGATCGTTGTGGAACTTTTATTCAAGGGAACCATTGATGATGAGCTCCTCTTGGAAGAGCAGCTAGCAAGCAAGTTAGTTGCACTGAGTCACTGGGATCCGTCTAAGCTGTCGGTCGAATTCTCTTACCTCTCATGAGTTGCAGCCCCGCCGATTTTTTGAGTCTGGCAACTTCTCTTGCGCAACAGCAGGGCGCCGGCGAGGCGGTGTTTCGCTGCGTCGTATCAAGGGCTTATTACTCAGCGCTCCACACCGCAAAGGGAGTGTTTCCTAAAGGTGCTGAGGACTTTCGTGACGACGAGGAGTCTACTCATCACGAAGTGGCACGTCGTATCGCTGAGTATTCGTCCGCTCAGTCTCCAGGACACATGTATGCTGGGGAAATAGCAAAGCTGCTGCCAAAATTGAGGCGGTTGAGAAACAAAGCGGACTATTATCTGAACGAAAGTGTGGATGCTTCTCTATCTTCTGACTGCATTGCACGGGCCCGAAAGATCGTTGAGAAGTGCGAGGACGTTGAGAGGATGCGGCAGCGGCACAGCGGCTCCTCTACGGTAGCTACCTCGTCATAGTTTTAAAGCCCACTCCAGCGGGCTTTTTGTTTGCGTCATGCATCCCTGTAGGGTTCGCGCTCATCCGCCATCCCCGGAATCATCCGGGCCATGGCATCAGGCAAGCCCATCAGCATCGGTCCGTTCCCACGCGGGATGGACAACCGTCGCCCCGACTTCAAGCTCGCGCTGAGCAAGGACGAGGGGGGCGGCCACCTGCTGCGCGATGCCGTCAACGTGGACGTCACGCCGCAAGGCTCCATCCAGACGCGGCCCGGCTACACGCTCGCCGAGTCGGGGCTGGATTGCCATTCCGCCTGGTCGCCCATTGGCGGCGACTTCGGCCTCTACTGCGACAGCGGTGACATCTTCCGCCTGGACGTAGACGACGCCGGCGGTACCGTGCGCACCCAGGTCGCGACAGGCTACGGCCGCGTGACGCCGGTGGTGTTCGCAGAAGTTCAGGAGGCGGTCTACTTCACCGACGGTATCCGCGTGGGCTCCTACCACCCGGCGGCCGGCCCCACGCCGCGCTGGCTGGATGCAGGCTACCCGGTGCTGGACGACGTGCAGCGCTCGCCCATGCCGCCCGGCAGCTGCATCGCCCACCACATCAACCGGCTGCTGGTGGCCATCGGCCAGTACCTGATCTACAGCGACCCCTTCACGCCGCACCTGCGCGACGAGTCGCGGAACTTCATGGTCTTCCCGGCCGCCGTCACCTGCATCGTCGCCATTGAGGCCGGCGTGTTCGTGGTGGCCGACAAGACCTATTTCCTGGCGGGCGGCGTCGCAGCGGACGGGCTGCGCGCGGTGCTGCAGTACGGAGCGCCCGCCCAGATGCCGACCTACCGCCACGACGGCGGCGCGCAGTGGATGAGCGAGCGGGGCATCGTCTCCGTCAACGCCGCCGGCGAGATCGCCAACCTGCAGGAGCCTCGCGTGAAGCTGATGGCCACCGGCGCCGCCGCCACCCTGCACCGCGAGTCCGATGGCCTGAACACCATCGTGGCCGCTCTCTCGAAACCCAGCGACACCGCCGCCGGCGTCGGCTCCTATGCCGAAGCGCGCATCGTCCGAAAGGCCCACCCATGAACACGCTCGCATCCCTCGGCTTCACCTACGCGGCCGAGCTGCACAAGACCGCCGACCACGCGCTGCTGGAGCGCATGTTGGTCAAGAACCGTGTGCCCACCGAAGGCCTCAACCTGATGGCGGCCGCGCTCTTCGCCCAAGGCGCTGTGCCGTCGAGCTACTTCATTGGCCTCTGGAGCGGCGCGCATGCGCCCACCGGCGACGAGACGGCGGCCGACTTCCTCACCCAGGTCACGGAAGTGACGGCCTACGACGGCAACGCCCGCAAGGCCTGGACGCCAGGCGCCGTGTCCAACGGCGGCACCAGCAATGCCGCTGCGCTGGCGCGCTTCAACTTCACGGGCGAGCTGACGGTCAACGGCATGTTCATGTCCACGTCTTCGCCGAAGGGCTCCACCGCCGGCGCCATCGTCTCGGTGGTGCGCTTCCCAACGGCTCGCACGGTCGATCCGTCCGTCTACCTGGACGTGCTCGCCGGCTTCCAGTTCGTTTCCATGTAAGGACCATCATCATGACGCTCAAGGCATCCACCGGCCTCCGCAACCACATGCTGGCCGTCGGCAGCGCGAAGGCGGCGCTCGACAACGGCTTCATCGAGATCTACTCGGGCCCCGAGCCGGCCACGGCCGACGCGGCCATTGCGGGCACCAACACGCTGCTCTGCCGGATCTTCAGCGACGGCACGTCGGCAGGCCTGCACCTGGCTGCGTCCGCCAACGATGGCTTCATCGACAAGGCCGCGGGGGAAACCTGGACCGGCACCGTGATCGCGACCGGCACGGCCACGTTCTTCCGCCAGGTGGCGACGGGCGACACCGGCGCGGCGTCCACCACCCAGCGCCGGCTGCAGGGCACGGTCGCGCGCGCAGGCGGCGAACTGAACATCAGCAGCGTGGAACTGGTGGCCGGCGCGCCCCAAGCGGTGAACTACTACTCGCTGGCCCTGCCGTCCTTCTGACATGGCCTTCCAGACCCTGGCCATTCCGCTCGGATACGGTGCCGAGGGTGAAGAAGCCGACCCACTGCCGGTGGTCCCCACGCCTACGGGCTCTCCGGTGGTGTCGTTTCGGGTGGGCGGCGATCCAGGCGGAGAGCACAACTCCTACTACGAGCTGCTGGACCTGGTGATGGACGACGACATCGTCACCTACGCCTATTCCAACCTAGACACCGACGATGACTTGATGTTCGTGACGATCCGGCTGTCTGAGTCCCTCGAAGACGAGCAGCGGGCGATCATCCGGATGAAGTTCGACTATCCGACCAGCCAGTCGGTGATGGACATCAAGTACAAGGACAACGGGTTTGGCGCAGGCTTCCTGACGTTTTCCGTGCCATTCCAAGGTGGCTCCATGCCTCCCAACAGCTTCGCCGTCTACCTGGCGAACGACGAGCCGACCGGCCCCTTCTGGGAGAAGTTCACCCTCGCGCATGAGGTGGCGTGATGCTCATCTTCAAGGACTTGGAGGGCAACGCTGGCGGCCCTGAGCACACTGCCCTGAAAGGCCTGCTCGCCGTCGGCTCGGAGTTCATGACGGAGCGGTCCCCCGACAGCGAGGTGCAGCGCAGCGGCGAGTTCGTCACCATGCGCCGGCGGGCGAGCGACCCCGTCGCCCGGCTCGCCACCATTTGGGAGCCACCGGACGCCCTGCGCCGCACCGAAGCCGGCTTCGAGCTGGTCACCGACGATCAGCCCGAGCCCACGGGCGAAGAGTACGTGCTGCGCAGCGCTGCCGCCGTGGCTATGGTCGAGCCGACCGTGGGCGGCGACCAGCCCTTCGAGCCGCTGGCGGCCAGCAAGCCGGCCACCCGGCTGCACCGGTTCGTCAGGCTGCTGTACCCCGGCAACGCGCATGCGCTCGAGCGAGTCGAAGACGTGGACCACGCAACGAAGGACGGCAAGCGCCGGCTGTTCTCGCTGGGTGATGGCACGGCGCTGGTCGTGAAGGAATTCAGCGACCCCGGCGACGCCCGGTTCTTCATGGGCGTGAACACGGTGAATGCTTCGGTGCGCCGGGCCCGCGTCGCACGCGTGGACCTGCTGCGCGTCGACCCGCTCGAGCCGAACAAGGCCGTCCGGCTGATGACCTTCCAGGTGCACAGCGGCCTGGGCTTCGACCCGGGCCAGCGCGCGATCTTCACCCAGCACGGCGGCGATGGCTCCATGTACGACAGCAGCCGCATCTACGCGATGCGCTCGGGCGTTCTCTGGGGGCGGCTGATCTTCCCCTTCCGTGGTGACCCGAGCGCCAGCTACGCGGTGGCCGAGCCGGCCATGGCCCAGGCGGGCAGTCGCACCTATCTCAGCCTGGTGGCCGTCCACGGCCTGCCGGAAGACAGCCCGGACCTGCAGGGCTCCGCGCTCACCAGCCTGACCTGCACCTACACCACGCCCGAGGGAACGGGCACCAGCAAAATCCCGCTGCCTGCGCTGACCGAGGTGCCCGACCAGTTCTGGAGCGCAGTCGAGATGGACCTGCTGCGGCTGGCGCCCACCACGCTGGTGCTCAACGTGCAGATGGCTTCGCAGATGAGCCCAGGCGCGGCCGAGCCCACACAGGCTCGCCTATTTGGCGGCCGTGCCTTCTACTGGTCGGACGACAACGGCGAGACGTGGGTGCTGCTGGACACCGCAGCCTTCCTGGATGCATCGCCTTCGCCAGGCTACGGCACCATGCTGGCGCGCGACAAGGACACCGCCTTGGTGTTCAGCAACTACCAGACCGACAACACCGTCAGCGGCGCCGATTTCCAGGCGGTGGCGGTGTACACCCTGGGTCGCGCTGGCGCCGCGCGCATCGGCACCATCCTCGGCAGCCAGTTCAGCGCGGGGCTGCACGCGGGCTTCGCTGGAGGTCCGGGCGGCTCGCGCTCCTTTCCGCCCTACATCTCGATCACGGGCGGTGGCGTGCGGGTGCGCAGCCAGTCCGGCGGCGCCCAGCGCCTCTGGATGCAGTTCGACCCGCAGTACATCAACCGCAAGGCATCGCCGGGTGTGATCGACTACCCCAGCAGCCGGGCCATGCTCATGGTGTCCGATGACGGCGGCGCCACCTGGGCGCGGCAGTTTTTCCCGCAGCCCTGGCCCCAGCGCGTGGGCTTCGCCGTGGCCATCGACGAAACCACGATGGTGGTGCCGGTCTACAACGCCCGCCGGCGCAACCCTGAGACGGGCTCCCTCATGCCCGTGCTGGTGCAGTTCTACGTCAGCAAGGACGGGGGCCGCACCTGGCGTGGCACGCAGTGGCGCCTGCGCCTGCCCTCGTACGCATGGGTCGATGGTCAGCTGCTGCCGGACAGCCCGCTCTACGAGATCCTCGACGGCCGGTCCGACTTCAACCGCGGCGAGCTCTTCCCGCTGATCGTCGTGCGCGGCGATGACGGGCAGCCGGCGCCGATGAACCCAGGGCGGCCATGGATCGCGCACTACGCCGAAAAGGAACCTGAGAATGGCTAATGCTCTGGTCAAAGACAAGACGCTGACGGCGTACACGCCCGGCACGCCGGATGACCCTGGCTTCCCCGGCCAGCCGGGCACGCCCGAGCGCGTCACGTACGAGGTACGGCCGGTGCGCTATGAGGCCCTGGCCAACACGATGAACCGCAACCCGGACGGCACCTGGACAACGCCCCTGGACCGCCTGCGGCTCATGGTGGGCAACCCGGGGCTGACCGCCACGGCCGCCCACTACAGCGACGTCTGGGGCTCAGCCATCGACCCAACGACGGGCGGACTCAGCCGGCGCGTCCCCCTGTCGTGGACGAACGCCTGGGTGGTGCGCAACGAGCCCGTGCGCGTGGTGGTCCCTGCCACGCCGGCGGTTCCAGCCCGGCCGCCGAGGGCCGGCACCCCGGCGCGATCGGCCTACGACTACCACTTCGGCTGGGGCGCGGGCGCCAACAGCGTAGAGCGCCTTCCCGCCGGCTGGTCTGGCACGGCCACCTTCCACATCGGCAAGCCGGTGGGCGTGGTGGCCGGCTTCGCGCTGGCGTCCGCCGTGCCGCCCGCCGGCCAGCGCACCGGCACCGATCACATCCGCTATGGGGTGGTGGTGGGCGACGGCATGATCCGCTTGCGCGAGGCCGGCATCACCACGAAGACGCTGGCGACGGCCACCGGCAGTGACGACATCAAGGTCACCGTCCGAGGCAAGTCCATCTCGTGGACGGTGAACGGTGCGCTCAAGCACACCGGCCGCTTCGAGATGGGCGGCGAGTTCGCGCTGGACGCCGCGCTCTACGCCGGCGACGACGCGGTGGAAGACCCGGTGCTGGCCGCAGGAGCGGACGCAGGTGACGGCGCCGACCTGGCCCTGCGGGCGCTGCGCTTGGGCATCGGCGGCGACGGCTCTGGCGCCCGGCTCAAGCTGCGCGGGCTGAAGATGATGGCGAGCGAGGGCGAGGCAGCGTATGTGTCGATCGAGATCCCGGCATTCCGGGGTGTGTCCAACGGGGCCACGCGCGCTGAGATGAGCCTGCGCGGTGCCCGCCTGAGCGCCGCCGAGCAGGGCAACAACGCCACCGCCGTGCTGGGCCTGCAGCGGCTGACTGGCGCCGGCGGCATCGTCCAGGGTGACGACGCATGGGTGCCCAGCTACTCGATCGCCAGCCTGGGCATGCTGCCGCTGGTGGCGAGCGCGGGCATCATCGGCGGCCAGGTGATGGACGCCGGTCTGGTGCTGCCATCTCTGTCGATGCGCGCATCGCAGAACGCCTATGGCGAGGCGCGGCCCACGCTGCGGCCATTAAGTACGGTGATGGACGTAGAGGCCGTCACGCCTGTGGTGCGCGGCCAGGAGCTGGTGGGCTCGCAGCAGAGCGCCACCCCATCGTTCTTCATCACGCTGGCCGTCTCCGAGGTACTTGGCGCAGCCGGTGGCCTGTCGATCGCTGCGTCGGTCGCCCAGGTCGAGGCCGCGGAGCGTATCAGCGCCGCCAACGACGCATCGACGGCGGCGACTATCGTGGCCGCGCTGGTGGAGCAGATCGGGCTTGCCGGCCGCGTGCAGACTCTGACCTTCCGCGTCGACGGTGGCGTGCCGGTGCTGGCGGAGGAGGGCGCCGCATGGGTCGTGAACACCGACAGCAATGCGACTACCCGCTACGAAAGTTATAGCTTCAACAGCTTCATGGCCGTGCGGGGCAAGCACTTCGGGGTGCGAGACAGCGGCGTGTTTTTGCTGGAGGGCGAAGACGATGCCGGGGCGCCGATCGAAGCGGGCATCGCCTTGGGCAAGCACGACTTCGGCGGCATGCAGCACAAGCACATCGAGGCGGTGTATGCCGGCGTGTCAGCTGCCGGCCAGCTCTTCCTGAAGGTGAAGGCGGCCGGCTGCCAGGAATACACCTACCGCGCGCGCCGCGTGTCGCCGCACCTGCAGGAGCAGCGCTTCGACCCCGGCCGCGGGCTGCGCGCCAACTACTTCGAATTCGACCTGGTGAATGCCGGCGGCGCTTTCGATCTCGACAGCATCACCTTCAGCGTCGTGTTCACCAAGCGGAGCATCTGACATGGCCAATGGACGGGCACTACCTACCACCCTGCTGTTCGACGAGCTGCTGGGCCGCGCGTGGAACATCGCACTGTCGAACTATGGCGCCGCGGCCGGCCTGGACGACATCGGCCTGCCCGACGATCTGAACAAGGCCCGAGGCGACTACAAGCTGCCGACGTTCAAGAGCCAGTTCGACACCGCCGACGCGCTGGCGGAAGTCGGCCAGCACGACGCGGCCCTTAGCGCGCAGCTCAGCCGCGTCGCCAACGACTGGTCCGTGGAGTTCCAGGGCGTGATGCAGGCAGTGGCGCCGATCGGGCCCGGCTTCAGCGTCGCGGTGGGCTGGCTGCGGCGCGTCGCCAAGGGCGGCGATGGCCTGGGCTACCTGGGCCAGGGCCACAGGGCGGAGCAGTTCGCGCGACACGCCAGCGCAGCGCGCGCATCGGCCACCGCTCGTGGCCTTCCGACGCCGGCGGGTGCCGCGGCCGCGCTGGACCGCGTCACTGCCGGGATCACCGGACTGTTTGCGGGGCGGCTGGACACGCAGATGGCGGCCGACCGCGAGGCCGAGCGCCGGAAGCTGCAGATCGATGCCGTCGAGACGTTGGCGAAGCTGCGCAACGAAGCGCTCGATGCCGCCATGGACTACGTCTTCGGGCAGATGAACATGATGTTCGATGTCTTCGGCCGGAGCAACGACTACCTGACCACCCTGCGCCGCAAGGAGCAGGCCGCCCTGGCGCGGCTGCAGGTGCGCTCCGCCGAGCTGCAGCGCTGGGATGCGCAGGTGGCCGGGCAGCAGGAGAACCAGGCCGAGACCATCCGCCAGGCCGGCGCGATCAATGAGCGCACGCTGCAGCGGGCCGGTATGACGGTAGAAGAGCGCATCAAGCGCCTGCGCCGGTTCTCGTCGCGCACTGCTTCCATCCTGAACAGCGTCGGCGTGTCGGTGAACTCGGCCGCCAGCGAGTCGAACACAGTGGACGCGGAGGAATAGACGATGGCAAACGGAATCGCATATCAGGGGCTGGCGGCGGCGGTCGTGCTCACGGCGATCGACAAGATCACCAAGATGGTGGGCCAGACGGATGACAAGCTCGACGCGAAGATCAAGGCGTCCGTCCTGAACGTCATCAACAACATCCCCACGAAGCCCGAGTCGCTGCAGGCGAAGCGATCGGACAGCCAGGGCGAAGTCGCTAGCGCGCTCGCCAGCGCCAACCTGGACGGTCTCGGCCTTGGGAAGTCCAACCTTCCATCGCTGCTGGACCAGGCGCTGTTCACTTTCTTCGATGACTACACGAGCGTGCTGGATCGGCTCTTCCCGGGGCTGATGAGTGCTGGCCAGGATGCTGACGCATTCGTGCGCAGCGCGCTGCAGTCGGCGCTGGGCGTGAGCTACAGCGAGACGGTGGACAGCGCCCAGCCTGAGACGGTGTTCCTGATGGCGCGCAAGCAGGCGTTTGCGCAGGAGCGCGCCACGTTGGATGCGGCGGCTGCCGCCGGCCACCGGTTCGCGCCAGGCACGGCGATCAACGCGATCGCCCGGCTGCACGCGGACAGCATGCAGGCAGGCGCCGAGGCGTTGATGGCAGCGCATGCCGCGCGGGTGCAGCAGGAGCGCAACGACAAGATCCGACTCGTGCGTGCAGAGATCGGCCAGCGGATGGACCGCGTGAAGACGCTGCAGTCCAAGGTGGCCGAGGGGTTCCGCATCAAGATGCGGGCGCGGGGCCTGTGGCTCGGCGACCAAGATGCCGTCATCGACGCCTGGAACGGGCAGGCCGCAGCGAAGGCGCAGTTCGACGCCCGGCTGGATCAGCTCCTGCGAGAGGCCACCGCGCGGCGCCACGCTTCGGTGGTGGCCGGCTACGAGGTCAGCGACCGAGCCGTGGACATCGGGAAGCTGCGCCTGGCCACCGGCCAGGAAGTCGTGGACGTGCTCGGCAACATGGCCACCACGCTGCAGAACCAGATCCGCGCCAACGGCAGCTACGGCGGCACCGAGCGCGACGTCACCAACTGGGACGACGTTCTGAGGCCGTAGCGTCCCCCGTTTGGGGGTGGAGCGCGCGCGGCCGAAGGGCGACAGTGCGGGCATGTCCACTCCGGCACGCCTGACCTTCACCATCCGCCAAGGGGCGACTTTCCGTCGCAGCATGCGGTGGGGCGCGTATACGTACCCCGTCGAGCGGTGCGGCGACAAGCTTGTCAACAGCAACACCGGCCGCCCCGTCAACGCTGCAGATTTCGCCCCGATCGATCTGACTGGCTGCACGGCCCGCATGCAAGTGCGCGCGGACGTGGAATCGCCGCTGGTGCTGATCGAGTTGTCCACGCTGAACGGCCGGATCGTCTTGGGAGGCGCCGCCGGGACGGTGGATCTCGGAATCGCTGCTACTGACACCGCCGCGATGGCGTGGACCTCCGGCGTCTGGGATCTGGAGATCACCCACCCCGGCGGCGATGTGTCGCGGCTGGCAGAAGGCTCGATCTCCGTTTCACCCGAGGTGACGCGCGGTGTCTGAGTTCATCGTCGTTGACCAGCAGGAGATCCTTGCCACAGGTGGCGAGGACACGGTGCTTCAGGAGCAAGAGCGGGTCATCGAGATCGTGGCGGTCGCAGAGCAGGGGCCGCCCGGCCCGCAAGGCGAGCCTGGGCCAGCCGGCGGATCGACCCTCCAGCGCCAGGCTGGCGTGACGCTGAGCGCGCTGCGCGGGGTCTACGAACTGGCTGGCGCCGTGTTCCCCCTGGACTACCGCGACGACGACAACGTGTTTCAGCTGCTGGGGGTCACCACCACCGCCGCGCCCAGCGGGCAGCCCGTCAACGTCCAGCGCTCCGGAGTGATGGACGACAACAGCTGGAACTGGGCCATCGGCCGCGTGTACCTGGGCGCTGGCGGAGCGCTGACGCAGACGCCGCTTGCCGACGGCTTCTCCATCCTGATCGGGTCCGCAGTCTCTCCGACGCGCCTCGTCCTCAACATCCAAGACCCCATCGAAATGGAGTAGCACCATGCCTCAAGGCTTCCTCGCCCGCGACTCGGGCAAAACGAAACAGGTCCGCGCCATCGACACGTCGGCCGGCGCCGCCGATGCCGGCAAGATTCCCGCCCTGGACTCCAGCGGCCGGCTGAACGCCAACATGCTGCCCGTCGGGATCGGCGCGAGCACCACCATCGCTCCGGCCTCCGAAGCGCTGGGCGCGGGCACGTTCGTCAACTTCTGGCAGGACGCCGGAGCCATGAAGGTGCGCTTGGCCGACAACAGCAACGGCCGGCAGGCTGACGGCTTTGTGCTGGCGGCCGTGACCAACGCCGCAAACGCGACGGTGTACCCGCTGGACGCCACCAACACGGCGCAGACCGGCCTTACCGCTGGCTCGCGCTACTGGCTGGGCACAGCCGGCGCCGTCACGGCCACGCCGCTGGACGCGACCGACACCGCCAACGTCAACAAGGTCGACCAGTACCTGGGCATCGCCAAGAGCGCCACCGAGCTGGTGACCGACGACGTCGGCTACGTGGTCCTCTGAGATGACGGCGCGCAAGCCCATCGTCCGTGCGGGAGGCGCCAACCGGCAGATGCCGGCGGGCGACACCCTGCTGGGCTACGCGCGCTACTACGAGTCGGAGACGGCACCCCCGGGGACCCGCGCCGAGGGCGACGTCTGGACCAAGACCGACACGAACAAAACCTATCGCTGGAGCGTGGACGCTGGCGGCTGGATCGCCTGGGGGCTGCGGGCTGGCACCCCGTTCGTCACTCTCGCCGACCAGGCGGGGGCGGTGACGCTGCCTGTCACTGGCGTTGCGGCGAGCGTATCAGCGCTGCTGCAGTCCGTGCGGAACAACATCAAGCAGCTGTTCGGGCAGACGCGGGAGAAGCTGTCGGCAGCGCGGACGTACTACGTGCGCACGGACGGCAATGACAGCAACACGGGGCTGGCGAATACGGCGGCCGGCGCTTTTCGCACAATCCAAAAGGCAGTTGATATCGCGGCATCGCTTGACCTCGGGATTTACGACGCAGCTATTTTGGTTGGCGCCGGCACTTGGACTTCAACTACGGTTCTCAAGACCCTCGTTGGCGCGGGCAAAGTCGTCATTAAAGGTGCGGTTTCAGATACGACCAGCACGATCATAAGTACTACAGGAGCAGACGGTTTCACCGGCTCTTTTGTGGGTAAATACCATTTTGAATGGTTAAAAATCCAAACTACGACCACCGGCTACTGCATTTACGCACAAGGTGGAGGAGCAGTTGTTACGTGGGGCAACGTTAATTTCGGTGCTACCGCTTTCATGCATGTTTCCGGAGGGAGCGGCGCTGCTTTCGAGGCTGTTGGCAACTACAGCATTTCTGGCGGTGGGCTGGCTCACGCCTCATCGTATGACAGTGCGACAGTTCGAATCATCGGGGTCACAGTTAATCTGTCAGGCACCCCTGGTTTCACGCAAGCCTTCGTTGCAGCCGAACGTGCATCAAGCATTGTTGTAGCGAACACGACTTTCTCAGGTGCTGCGACCGGCTCCCGCTATCGTGCTTCGTCCAACGGAGTAGTTGCGAGCGGCGGCGCAGGTGAAACATATCTCCCTGGGAATACTGCGGGGGTTAAGCAGACGGGAGGGCAGTACGAATGAAGGCATACCAATTGACCGGCGAAAACTACGTGATCCGCGACGGAACAATGAAAGTGCCTACCGTGGACACGCCGATGTTCCCCAACACGAACCCCGACTTCTTGGCCTACAGGGAGTGGCTCGCCGCCGGAGGCGTACCCCTCCCTGCCACGCCCGACTTTGCCGCGTCCTTCGCCGCCCTGGATGCCGCCGTCACTGCCTACTTCGACGAACGGGCCGGTGAGCGCCGCTATGACAGCCGCATCACCTGCGCCATGCGCGCCGGCTACGACGGGCCATTTCAGCAGGAAGCGAGGGCGTTCGCACAGTGGATGGACGCCTGCAACACTGTCTGCTACCAGCTGCTGGCGGAAGTCACCGCTGGCACGCGTCCGATTCCTTCCTTCGCCGAGGTGCTGGTAGCCTTCCCAGAACTGACGTGGCCGCCGGCTGTGGTGGGAGGCTGAGATGGCGGCATACAGCCAGTTCCCTGCGAAGCCCTGGTCTACAGGCGACACGAGCACCGACGGCAGGTTCCGATTCGACGGGGTCGGCTGGGAAGAGATCGGCGGTGCCGGCAAGTCGGCCTACCAAATCGCCCTGGACAACGGCTTCGTGGGCACCGAGGCCCAGTGGCTGGCGAGCCTGAAGGGCGCATCATTCAACCAGCGCCGGATCGGCTCCATCGTGGCCAGCGCGGTGTCTGGCGCGATCAACTGCAACTGGGCCAACTTCGATGAGATCCGGGTGCTGCTGGATGCCAACGGCACGCTGACGTTCTCCGGTGGCAACGACGGCCAGGGTTGCACGCTCAAGGTCAAGCAGGACGGCACGGGCGGGCGCACGCTGGCGCTGCCAGCCAGCCTGCGGTTCAACGCCGACATCACCGGGTACACGCCCACCACCACGGCCAACAAGGCCGACCGCGTCGGCTTCATCTACGACGCGGGCGACAACAAGTACGACTTCGTCTCGGTCGTGAAGGGCTTCTGAAAATGATCGTCTACAGCAGCACCGACTCCGGCGCGCCCGTTCTTACCAATGCCAACGGCTCGCTGATCGCCCTTCTGACCGCAGTGCTGGTCAACGGCTACGGGTCGAAGGCCGGCGCAGGGTGGACCCGGCCATTCACGGGCACCAACCTCGCGGTGTTCCAGCAGGGATCTGGCGGCAACGGCCGGTTCCTGCGCGTCTTCGATGGCGGCAACCAGGACGACGGCCAGCAGCGGGCGGCAAAGCTGCGGGGCTACCAGTCCATGACGGCGGTCAGCACCGGCACGGGCCCTTTCCCCACCACCGGGCAGCGTGCCGGCAACGGCATGAACTTCGGCTACCAGAGCGTGAACCAGACATCGGCAACGCCGTGGATCGTCTATGCGTCGTCCAGCTTCTTCTGGGTCTTCACCGACGCCTACAGCGACTCGGGCACGACGTACTGGCAGGGCTTCGCCTTCGGGACTTTCAATTCCGAGAAGAGCGGCGACACCTTCAACCAGATCCTGCTGGCCAGCCCGTCCGACAACGGTTCCTGGCCGGCTTACACCGGCGACTCGGTGTTCACAGCGTACGTAGAGCGCAGTGACACTGGCACTGGCGGCGCGGTGCCCGGCGGCTTCCAGATCGACAGCGACGGCAGTGGCTACATCGGCGGCGGCAGCGACAAGTACCCGTATCCCCACAGGCCGGCTCCCGCTCTGCTCATGGATCGCCCCATCCTGCGCGCCGATGGATATGTGCGGGGCACGCTTCCGGGCCTGTGGTACAGCCTGCACGTTGCCGTCTCCATCGGTCCAGACGGCACCACGTGGAGCGGTGCGACGGGGGCGCTGGCCGGCAAGAACTTCCGCTTCTTCCGCGCGATCGACGGTTTCTACACTGGCGGGGCCAGCATCGTGATGGAAACGTCCAACACCTGGTGACGCCATGGTAGACCTCGGGAACATCGGCCGCCAGTTCGGCTACTTCGCCAACGTGCAGAAGCGCAAGGTCGTGTCACGCGCGGTCTACAAGCGGCCCACCAACGCAGACCTGAACGAGCTGTCTGTGGACGTGGGCGGCACGATTTCCGGCGTGGTTCGCATCGCCGGCGTGCCAGCGCAGGGCGTGAATGTCGGGCTGTTTGCGCGCTCCAGCCTGAACCTGATCGCGCGGGCGACCACCAGCAACACTGGGGCCTGGCTTTTCGAAGGCCTGGACCGGGCGGACCTGAAGGGCTACTTCGTCACGGTCCTGGATCCGCAGGAAAACCCTGCCTACAACTACTCGCTCACGCGCGATCACCTGAGCGCAGGCTGACATGGCCTACACGCCGCCCGCCTCCAACGCCGTGGACATGGACCTGAAGCCGGCCGGATCCCCCGCCGTCTCCATCCCGTCATACGACGCGGTTCTGGTCGACCTGGCAGCTGAAGACGGTGGCGGGGGCGTGGATCCAGTCCAGGCGTCCGACAACGCCAGGCTGCGCAACTTCGGCATCCTGCTGGCGATCTGACGCGCGGCCCCCGTTTGGGGATCGCGCCTCGGGCGTCCCCTCGGGATCATGCGAGTCATGAACATCGGCCCCATGCACCCAGAACAGCAATGCGCCGCGGTGCGCCCCGGTCGGTGGCGCCGCCTTCGCGCGCGCACTCTCGGCCTTGCAGGACGGCGGGGCGGATGATGCCGCTGCGCAAATTGCAGGAGCGCCTGCAATACGAGCGCACGACGGGCGCGCGGCTCCTGCTGATGTGGGCGGCGCTTTGCTGGGCCGCGTCACTGATGCTCCCATCGCAAACCTTCAGCCGCGCCAGCTACCACCTGATGGCGGATCTGATGGACGAGCCCGGGTGGGCGGGCCTGCTGCTGGTGTACGCCGCCGCGCTCTGCGTCCCGGACCGAGCCACCATGCCCCGGTGGCTGTGGACGATCGGCGTGCACGTGGCCGGCGTGGTGATCTGGGGGACCATCTCCGTGTGCATGCTGGCTGCGAACGGCCTGCCCTCGGCCGCTGTGATGCCCAACGTCGCGTTGGCTGCCGCATCCTGCTGGGTGCTGCGCAATGCGCCACGGTGCCCGCGTCCTGAGGGAGGCGTGCATGGGTGAGTTCATGGAGAACCTGAAAGCCTGGCAGGCGGTGCTGGCGAGCTTGGTCGCCGCAGTGCTGGTGCTCGTGGGCCGCGCCTCGGGCACGCGCAAGACCATCCGCAAGGACGGCGCGGAGGGCGACCTGTACACGCAGCTGTCGTCCGCCTTGCAAAAGAGCGAAGACCGCCGCGCGGAGGAGGCTGAGGCCTACCGCCGCCGCGAGGCCGAGCACGAGAAGCGCCACAACGAGAACATGGAGCGAATGATCGAGCTGACCCGCCAGGTCGCCGAGGTCAAGGGCGCCCTGCAGGTGATGGAGCGCCAGTACTCCGAGGTCACCGCCCACCTGCAGCGCTCCGAGGTCATCAACAAGCAGCTCACCCAGGAGCTGGGCGAGTACCGCCAGATCGTGCTGCAGCGGCTGGCGGACCTGCTGCCCAACCCATCCACCACTGCGGCGCCTGGGTTCCCCGCCACCATCACGAAAGCCTGAGCCATGCGCACTTCATCGCGAGGCATCGACCTCATCAAGGAATTCGAAGGCTTCCGCGCCGAGGCCTATCGCGACCCCGTGGGCATCTGGACTATTGGCTACGGGTTCACGCGTGGCGTCGAGCCAGGCGATCGCATGACTCAGCGGCAAGCGGACGAGCGCCTGCAGGCCGAGCTGGCTGCATACGAGGACGGCGTGGAGCGCGCCACTGAGGGCAAGGTCACGCAGGCGCAGTTCGATGCGCTGGTGTCGTTCGCGTGGAACGTGGGCATCAAGGGCATGGCCGGCTCCAGCGTCATCAAGGCGCACAAGCGCGGCGACCACCAAGCTGCCGCCCGGGCGTTTGCGCTGTGGAACAAGGCCGGCGGCAAGGTGTGGCCCGGCCTGACCCGGCGTCGCGCCGCGGAGGCCGCGCTCTACCTGAGCGATGCGCCTGCCGACATGCCGCAGGTGGTGGAGCCGGAGCGCCCCATCACCGCCAGCACGATCAACCGCGCGGGCGTGGCCGCGGGCGGCACTGCAGCAATCGCCACGGTGGCTGAGGCCGCGCGCACGGTGAGCGACATCAAGTCCAGCGCGGACAGCCTGGGCGACTGGCTGCTGCCCGTGCTGCTGGTGGTGGTGGCCGCGCTCTGCGGCTACATCGTGTGGGAACGGGTGAAGGTGCGGCGGGAGGGTTGGTCGTGATGACGCCCGGCCAGATCCTGCTGGCAAGCAGCCTGACGGCCAATGTGCTGGTGGGCTGGGCCTACCTGGGCCAGCGCGACGCTACCGCCGTGGCCGAAACGGCGCTGCACGACATGCGGGGCCAGCGCGACGGCGCGCGCGACGCGGCCAGCGCCTGTAGCGACGCGGTGGACGACCTGCGCACGCTGGCCGACCGCCGGGCCGAGGAGGCGAAGGAGGCGCGGCGCGCGGCGGCAAAGCGGGCGGAGGGGCGCAACCAGCGGGCGGATGCGATCCTGGCCGCGCCACCGGCCGTGCCGGGCGATGCCTGCGCCAGCGCGCAGGTCCGGGTCGACGACTGGCTGAAGGGGAGGGCGGGGCCGTGAGGGCCGCACTCTTGATGCCGGCGCTGCTGCTGGTCGGCTGCGCTGGTGCACCGCGTGTCGAGGTGCAGAGGGTGAGCGTGCCCGTCCCGGTGGAGTGCCGCGAGCCGGTCCCGTCCCGGCCGGTCATGCCGACTGAGGCGCTGCGCCCCGGCGCGTCGCTGGATGATTTCGCTCGCGCCGCCATGGCAGAGATCGAGCGCCGAGAAGGCTACGAGGGGCAGCTGCTGGCAGCGCTCGAGGCGTGCCGTGCTCCCATCAACCCGAGCCGGCCGGATGCCGGCACTTCAGGAAGCTCACCGTGACCACTCCCATCCTGTACGAAGGCACCAAGCGCGTGCTTGCCACCCCGATGACGCGGGGTGCCTACAACGACTACCGCGGCTGGACCGTCCCTGCCGACGAAGACCCGGCGGACGCCGGCTATCTTGTCGAGTACCAAGACGGTGGCAAGTCGAATCACCCAGCGCACGCCGGCTACATCAGCTGGTCGCCCTCGGATGTCTTTGAGCGCAGCTACCGCCAGGTGGCCGGCGCGGATCTCCCGCCGCACCAGCAGCGCGTGCTGGCAGAGAAGGTCGAACTCGACACACGCCGAGAGAAGTTGATCGCGTTCTTCTCCACTCCCGTTTTCCATGCACTGCCAGAGAGCGAACAGATCCTGATGGAGCGCCAGGCTGTGGCCATGCGCACCTACTCAGAAATCCTCGCCCAGCGCGTCGAGACCTTTTGAGCTGTTCGTGGCCAAGCGGTGCTCCGCCTGGTCAGTCTCCCATCCCCGTCACGGCAAGGGTTCCCGCCGCTAGCCACGGCACACCTCTGGAGATCCACCATGCTATCTACCCGTCGCTCCGTCGTTCTCGCTATGGCCGTTGCCGCCTGTCTGGCCGCCTCGTCCGCCGTCTCGTCCCTGGTGAGCGCCGGCCGCGCGCTGGTCAGCACTGCGGCGGCCTACGTCTTGACCGGCCTGTCGCTGTTCAGTGAGCCGAAGCACCAGGTGCAAGAGCAGCCGGCGGTGCGGACCCACCTGACGGCTCGCGAGCGGCACGACCTTCAGAGCGCGCGTAGTTGGCGACCCACGGTAACACCGCGGTGGCGACTGTGCCCGTCCGGCTGAGACCGCATTCAGCTTCACCTGGCCCGCTCATGCGGGCCTTGTCGTTTCTGGCCGGCAACACCCGTCGCGCGAGCGCCTGGAGCTGGTCTCATATCCAGCATTCGCCGCAGGCGTTCCAGAGGGGCCGCCGTAGCGTGATCGAAGCGCCTTTATGAGACACTAGCAAGGCTGAGCCCGCGCCGCTGCTTGCTCGCCGGCCGACCCGAGTGGTGGACTTTTAATCCGTTTGTCGTGGGTTCGACCCCCGCACGTCCCACCAATCTGAAAAAGCCGCTTTCAAGCGGCTTTTTTCTTGCCTGTTGGGCGGTGATCTTTGCCAGCCAACGCAACGGCGTCCCGCAACGGCTTCGTCGCCAGATGAGTTCTAGAAACGAGGCCGCCGTGACACCACCCTACGACCGCTCCAAGCTGTTCGCCACCTACCAACGGGCAGCTGCAGACGCAGCGCACAAGCAGTCGCTGGTCAAGGCCGCCGGCTCAAAGGGGCCGAAGGCGATTCAGGCAGCGCTCGACACCGCAGCGAAAGCGGTCAAGCGGCGGGACTCGTATGCACAGAAGCTGGCCGATTTGGGCGTGAGCGTGGAGGGGTGA